TTAGGCCTCCTGAATGTCGTGATACTCTTCGCACGCCTGCAGCGTATTCTGAATGAGGGTCGCTACGGTCATCGGGCCGACGCCGCCAGGCACTGGCGTAATGTAGGACGCGCGTTCCGCCGCGTCTTCAAACACCACGTCGCCGACCACTTTGCCGCTTTCCAGACGGTTAATGCCGACGTCCACCACGATGGCGCCTTCTTTAATCCACTCGCCCGGGATAAAGCCCGGTTTACCGACTGCGACAATCAGCAGATCGGCATTTTCAACGTGGTGGCGCAGGTTTTTGGTGAAACGGTGGGTGACGGTGGTGGTGCAGCCCGCCAGCAGCAGCTCCATGCTCATCGGACGACCGACGATGTTAGAAGCGCCAATCACCACCGCGTTGAGGCCATAGGTATCGATATTGTAACGCTCAAGCAGGGTAACGATACCGCGCGGCGTACATGGGCGCAGACGCGGCGCGCGCTGACACAGACGACCAACGTTATACGGATGGAAGCCGTCGACGTCTTTGTCCGGCGCAATGCGCTCGAGGACTTTAACGTTGTCGATACCGGCAGGCAGCGGCAGCTGTACCAGGATGCCGTCGATAGTATTATCGGCATTCAGCGTGTCGATAAGTTCCAGCAGCTCGGCTTCGCTGGTGGTTTCCGGGAGATCGTAAGAGCGGGAGACGAAACCCACCTCTTCACATGCCTTGCGTTTGCTGCCGACATAAATCTGCGACGCAGGGTTGCTGCCGACCAGCACAACGGCGAGCCCGGGGGCGCGTTTTCCGGCCGCTACGCGCGCCTTCACTTTTTCCGCGACCTCAGAGCGCACCTGCTGCGCAATCGTTTTACCGTCAATAATTTTTGCTGCCATCAGAGAGAGGATTCCATCTGTCACTTTACGAAAGGGGGATGTGGATATTTTGTCAGAAGCCAGCCTCGCTGTCAGTTATCGTTTGCGTTTTTATCGGTTTTCCGCCGCGAGAAGGGCGAAACAGGCTATTTATCTGCGCCGTTGCGGCGTAGAGGGCCAGTCGCGAACGGAAAGGGCGAACAATCCTTAACCAGACATCGCGTTAATAATCGACAAGCTCGCTATGCTGCTGTCTTTTCCGGGCAAAATGCATTGACTCACCGGAGGTTGACCGTATAATTTCACGCGATTGCACCTCCCGAAGCTCCTGCTTCTCAGTGCGCCCTTAGCTCAGCTGGATAGAGCAACGGCCTTCTAAGCCGTAGGTCACAGGTTCGAATCCTGTAGGGCGTGCCATTTAAAATCAACCACTTACGCAAGTTTTAATCCAGCCTGATTTCCACCTTGTGTCGTATTTGTGTCGTTAGTGCCAAAAATGGCGTCAATTTTACGTGCGTGTTCGGTCAGATGGTTTGGCGCCAGGTGAGCATAACGGCGTACCATCTCAATACTCTCCCATCCCCCCATTTCCTGCAGAACGGAAAGCGGAACCCCAGACTGTATTAACCAACTTGCCCAGGTATGCCGGAGGTCGTGAAAACGGAAATCCTCGATCCCCGCTTTTTTCAACCCGGCGCGCCAGGCGTTATTGTCATCCACCCGCATTTTTCGAACCGCGGGCGTCAGCGTTCCATCCGGTCGATGTTTTGCCGTGGTGTGAACGAATACCCACCGCGAATGTTTCCCTATCTGATCCCTTAATACCCTGCATGCGGTATCATTCAGAGCTACGCCAATCGCCTTGCCCGCTTTTGCGTTCTCTGGGTTTACCCATGCAACCTTTCTCTGCATATCGACCTGCTGCCACTCAAGCCCAATGATGTTTGAGCGGCGCAGGCCGGTAGCCAGCGCGAATATCACTACCGGTTTTATGCTTTCCGGCATACATTCGATCAGTCGTTCAGCCTCTTCCTTAGTCAGCCAACGGATTCTCTTACTTATTGGCTTCTTGACCTTGATAACCGGGGCAGTCTTTATCCACCCCCAATCGTTAGCCGCAGCTCTCAGCAAAGATCGTATGAAGGACAGATGCTGTGACTTGGTCGCTTTGGCTGCTTCACGAGGCTTGTACTCAGGAACCGGCTTACCCTTCCGCAAAGCAGCGTCGCGCTTACTTTCCCATATCTGCAAATGCTTACGGTTTATCATTCCGCTAACTGCATCATGAATTTCCTCTGCCGATATCTTCGAAATGTCACGGCCAGAAAAATGCTGCAGCCAAAACTCAATTTTGGTTTTGTCATCATCCAGCGATCGCTTATGGTCCTTTTCCCGCAGCCACCGGATGCAGCATTCTTCAAAGGTTCTGACGGGCAGGTCGCCGATCTGGTCAACCCGCCACGCTTCCGCCTTCAGCTTGTCGTGGAGCTCCTGAGCCTGCTTTTTGTCCCCCGTGCCAAGAGATCGCCTAACTCTTTTTCCTGACGGCGTAAAGAAATGACAGTGCCACACGCCGCCCCTGAGGGTGATTGACATAAAACTTCTCCTTTATGTTCACCCGCGTTCGCGATGACAGGATCGCGCGGGGTTTTCAAATATGCAATACACGCCGCCTCGGTCGTTCTGTACTTATTGCCGACCTTGCGGCCGGCGAGCTCCCCAGACTCAATCAGGCGGTAGATCACCCGCGCAGACACGATGAGCAAATCGGCGGCCTGCTGTGCTGTTATCGGTTTGTCAGATGCCATATCACCTCCGATGCTTACCGCGTAATTCCTCTTCTTCTTGACAGTCAGCGCAGCGCTGGCAGCCTGCCACCAGTTCCCGGCGCCGCTCGGGTATCTCTTCCCCGCAGTCGCGGCAGTGAGTAGCTGAAACTGCGTTATGATTGATGCGCATATTCTGGATGGTCATTTCAAGCCGGCGCTCTGCCAGCTCGTTGGCCTGATCGATGAGTTCTGCGCTCATGCTGAAACTCCTTTAACTGCCAGAAACGTAGTCATCGCTTTATCAACAATCTTTGCGTTGTGGTATTTGCTGATTGCCCAGGTGATAGCGAACAGAATCCACCGGAAATGGCTGGTATACGTTTTAAAGGTCAGTCCATCGCAAACATCCCATGCACTCCAGCCCTCTGGCCAATCAGCATCATAAACAGCCTGATAAGCCTCCCATTCATTGTTGAACCCAGCCCGGCACAAGTCGCGGACGATTTCGCGTACCACTGCTTTGTCGCTATCGGGTGTGTCGTCATCGTCGTCCCAGTCGTCATCTTCTTCTGGCTCCTCGCTTTCGTCGCCATCCAGGTAATCACTCAGAGACTCTTTCAGGCTTTTGCAGAACGCGTCGTGGTCATACTCTTTTGCCAGCATTTCTCGTGCCGAACATCCCGCGCCAGCCTCCAGCTTTTCAGCCCAGTAATGGGTATTGATTACACCTTCCCAGGCGCCAAAAAAGTCGAACATGTCCGCGATGCGACTGAATGTCCAAGTTCCCATGTCGCCGGTTACGGTCAAGTAACCAGGCCAGGTGATAACGTCGTAGTAATAACAGGACGTTTCGGGCTGCTGCATACGCAGGTGGCGATACAGGCCATCATCACGGATGATTTCCAGTCGGTGAAATGCTGTATCGATCAAAAATCGGGAGTCGATTTCAAAGAAGCTCATGCTGCACCGCCTGTTTTTAAGGTCTCCACGAAACCTTTGGTCTTTATGTCCTGAAGGATTACGTCAACACACAGAGCCACGCAGTCATTGCAAATCGCTACCTCATTGGAATGGGAGGTAAACATCTTGGCCACCTTGTCCTGGTGCTTTCCGCAGAAGTCACAAACAAACTCCCCGGTCTCTTGATTTTTCATGCTGCACCGCCTTCGCTTTTTTCCGCTTCAACCGCCATCTGCTCAAGCTTTCGTGAAAGCTCGGCAGACAGTGCCTGGAACTCTTTCTCTGTCGCTACCGGGATCGGCACAAAACGGATGCCGATATTTGCCAGCATATGAGCGGCCTCAAGGCATTTCCTTAAATCAACAGGAGAGGCTCTGTTCATACTGCACCGCCTTCAACGCGCTTGAACTCGATAACCCAAACCCAAGGGTTGGTTTTCCAACTATCTGAGCCGTAGATTGATGCCCACAGGCGCGCGAACACATCAGCTACACAGTCGCCACTCTTCATGTCGGCGGTACTGCACCCTTCGCGTACAGCATCGCCGTCACTGATACTCTTCAGCCGCTCAACCCGAACGTTGGTGATTTCCAGCAGAATGCGGCTGGCCCAGCGCGGCATGTGGATTGACGGGCGCCATGCTCCTTCGAACTTGTGCTCTTTGGTATGTGGTTTCCAGTAGGCGTCATCGGGAATAGACCACAGGCCGTAATCACCTGGTCTCTGCTCGCAGCTAGCGCGGTAAATCCTCGCAGCTGAGCGCTCATCCCCTTTGCAAAGGTTGTCTTCCCAGTCGACACAGCAGCCGTCTTCGTTGCCCAGGGTTGCCCATGTTTCACGCACCCAGATGCGGTCGCCGACGTCCCCGAACGGGCAAGCATCTCCAACAAGCCCACCCCAGCCGCCTTTTCCGTTCTGCATTTCTTCTTCGACATGAAGCATTGTTTTAAACACGTTGCTTGGCCACCAATGTCCACCACGGGGGCATGGTTCTGGTTGAGGTTTCATAATCCGCCGCGTCTGCGTCTTCCGGCCGTCGAGAATGGCCCGCACCATCTCACCGTTAAAAATCATTCCACGTTCTTTCATGATTCCACTCCATATCGGCCATTCATGCGGCCAATGCTGCTGACGAATGCCGTAAGGCTGATGCCCATTGGCTTAATTTTTTCGTGGTGCTTTTTGAGGATCGGTGGCACCACCTCATTCCATTTCGGTTTTGGCTTGGCCTTCAGGGCGCGACGGATTTCATCAACGCATTGGCGCCCCTGATTGCGCATAACGTTTTCTATTTCTGGCGTCATGCTGCCTCCCGCTTCTTATTGAGGTGGGGTGCATTCGAAAGGAAAACGGCCCTTGCAAAGCCCAGGGGAGTAGCACTGCGAATGTTGGCGCGCTCGTCGCTGGGCGGACATTCGTGAATTCGGTTGTCCGGATACCAGTCAGTCACCAATCCGGCAAAGGACGTTCCGGATATGGCCTCGATCGCCTTTTTCTTCGGCACCATGCGGCCGCAGGCCATCTTCACGGCGTCGATAGCCGCTTCAACCATCGGGTGCATATTCTCTGCCGGCGCCTTGAAGCCGTTACCCGTCCAGAGGCATGTCTGCTTCGTGTAGTTGTCATCCGTGCACAGCCCAGTGAACTGGTACGGATGGAACGTGTAATCAGCCTGGCCAAAGATGCTACTGAACACGCTCACCGGGTTTTCGAATGCCCACGGGCAGCCGGCCGCCAAGCCAACCATCCGGCATTGCTCAGCGACCAGCGCGGCCTTGCCCTGGAAATGTGGGTCTTTGGCGCGCTTGGACTCGAACCATCGGGACCCGGAAACAGCCACGTCCGTGCATGGCGGGAAGCCGATGACGATGACGACGTTCTCAGAGCGGATAATCTGAGATAGCCTCGGCATCGCCTCAAGGATGGTTGCCGATATGCGCTCAACAGGACCGTCGATCGAAGTCTCAGAGTGCTGCGGGTCCACCAGAACGGCTCGATAACCTGCTTTGATCCATGGCTCAGCCATGACGCCAGTGATATCGCACAGACAGATAATGGTTCCTTTGCTCATGCTGCCTCCGTCTTCACAACGTCGATGGCGCAGCCGGGGATCAGTTCAACGGAAGCGGTGGCGCACTGGTTTCCCCAGTGGCTCCAGCCTGGTGCTGCGCTGCGACTGAACAGCTCAATCCGCGGCACGTCGCCGTAGAGCAGTTCCAGGCGGTGGCGAACTTCCCACGGTTTCTCGCTATGCGCTCCTAGAGGGCTGTAGACCACTTGCTTAATGCCGGCGTGCTTGCGTTCCAGCCCGGCGCCGCGGGTGGCGATCAGCACGTCTTCGGTATTGGCGCGGGTGTGGTTGCCGCCGTTCATGCGCGTCTCGGCATTAAGCAGGGCGAGGAAGTCGTAAAAATCGGTCACATCGCCCTCTGCCAGAGCCTTGGTAATGCGCAGTTCGGCCAGCTGATTGAACTTCACCCAGGTGAAGCCCTTCATCGTGCGCACCGTAAAACCCCAACTCTCGGCCAGCTCGATCGCCTCTTGGTTGTGGGTGCCGGTGTACCACATCGCCAATACGGCGTTATCCGCGGCGAGCTCCCATACCGGAAGCCGCTTCATATCGAGCAAGCTCATGGTGGCGTAGTGATCGACGGCGGCGCCGTTGCTGATCGTGTTCCCGTAAGACCAGGCCGGGTCAGCCATGATTAAGCTGTATTTTTGATTCGGCATTTTTTATCTCCGATCAGAGAAGCAACACGGTTAAAATCTTCATAACTCTCAATATTTCGTGAGTAATCGAGCATTCTCTGTGTGCCGTTTGAATAAATCCGACCAGGATAAATGCCACTGGCAGACCTGAACTCCATTGTTTGAATGAGGGCGCCGGGATTTTTAGCACTCGCTAATTCCGTCGTAGTCATGAATGCGATTTTTTCTTCTTCGATCACGACAAAAGCATAAAAGTCACTCCAATTCATCGGTGTAGCTCGGCCGTTACCCTTTCCGGTCCTCATGCCGAACCGATAGACGCTTTTTGACTTGCCGTAGTCGCGCATTTTTAGTGTTGAGCGCACCTGGCCTTTAAGTAGATCGCCATTTGCCTCAACAACTATGTCGTATGGCAGTCCCTGATCCGACGGGAAGCAAACAAACCCCTGTTTTGCGAGTTTGAAAATTGCGTAATATTCTCCGCATTTACCCATTTCAAGTTCGCTGACATAGCCATCATTCATTGCGCACCTCTTTTCGTGTTCAGCTCTTCATTCGTATCGAGCTCTTCAGCCAGCCGCTGAGCCTTTAAAGGGTTACTGATCACTTCACCCCATGGCATAAGCCAGCCTTTCACTTCTTTCAGAAAGGGAAGGCGCACCGCGCCAACCCTGATATCGTCCTGAGCGTGCTTCATGCTCGACCCCGTCAAAAGGGAATGTCGTCGTCAAAGTCCGGCGGATTCTGGATGTTCTGAGCGTGCTGATTAGCAGCCTGCTGAAGCCGGGAATGTGGTACTGCATTAGGGTTCTGCGCGTAAGGGTTAGCGCCAGCCTGCTGGCGACCACCGCCGGAAAACTGAGGATTACCCTGGACGCGATCGTCTTTATCTTTCATCGACTTTTCCAGGGCAGCGATAGCGGTTGCCGCTTCGTTTTCGCTGTATTCGGCATAAGTGCGACGCGAGCCAGGCTGGAAAACGTGGCGGACTTCGAATTTATAACCGTCAGTTCCATCGCCTTTGGTGTACAGGACTTTCTGTAGGAACAGGCCAACTTTCTTGCCGACCAGTGCCGGACAATGCCACTCAACACCATTTTCAGTTTGCACCTGTTCTGGCTGAGCGCTCTTAACCTGGGCAGCCCAGAGAAGGGCGGAGATCAATCCCATGCCAAAAGTTTGTTGCCCATCTTTCCCGATGTAGTTGATGCGCAGGTAGTTGGCTTTGGCACCGTCACTGTCGAGGCTCAGCTCAAGCGCCTGTGACTGACTGCCATCCTTACCGAAGGTATAAATGGCTGAGGTAATGAATCCCTCGTAAGCGCCGGTTTCGCTAATTCCGCCAGTGGCGCCTGCTTTCTTCGCCAGGCTGGCGGCTTCGGTATTCCATACAAAAGACATTGGCTGGTTCATAGTTGTGATCCTTATAATTCGGTCATAAATTCAGTGATAGCGACGTCAACGGCTTTAAGGTCGTTATCCATTTCGGTTAGCCCCGGGAACAGGTCCGGCGGCGCTTTGGCGGTGTCGTTGTCGTCACCCTTAATCAAAAAAACGTGTTTCCCGTCTTTCTTGATGGCCCTCAGGACGATGGAGAAATAGCCCTCAGGGGTAAGCTTTTCGTTCAACATCTTGCCGGTGGTTTTCATCCGGATTTTCCCGTCCGACTCTTCGGTGTGAGCCAGGAAGTAAACCCGGAAGTCGTCCGGCAGACGGGTGGCGGCCATAATGATTTGCCACACGTGATCGGCCATTTCCGTAAACTTCTGATACCCGGTCTGATATGCGCGCATCATGTTTTCGTGCTGCATGACTACCTGGAAATCGTCGATAACCAGTACGCGTCTGGTCTTCGAAAGCACCATGCGGTTAATGGAGTCCAGCACCGCATCCCAGGCATCAAACCGGATGATGTTTCCACGCTGCACAGAGCCATCCGGCAACTCTTTCCCGTTGAGCTTCCAGCCGGTAGCGCGGAATGGCAGCATCTTCGGAATGCATTGCAGTAAAATCACTTCGTCAGGCGTGAAGTTGCGCAGGCTGTATGACTTGCCGGCGCCGCTATCACCCAGGATGAGTACAGGCGTTCCCATATCAGGCTCCTTTCAGCCAGTGTTTAACGGTGAATTCCATGTCTTCGTCCAGATCGGTCCCGAGAAGCCAGCGGAGATAGCCCTTATCCTCGGTGGCAACCTCCTCAAAGGTTTTCCCCTTGTGCTTACCGAAACGCATCCGGTAGAGAAGCGAAGGGCTTGCCGATATCTCACGCATCTCGCGGATCGTCCACTGCGCCTCGCGTCCCATGTACATCAGCAGCTCCGCGGTGACATAGCAGTCATACAGCGCGCGGTGCGCATAGAGCCCTTCCGGCAGGGTCGGTTTAAGCCCAAGGCGGTAACGCAGGTACTGATTGCCGTGACTTTCAAACTCCGGATAAAGCTTCCGCGCCAGCTTCAGCGTGCAAATCCATGGAGCATCAATCTGTGGCAGCTTGCCCTTGTCGAATGCGGCGTTATGAGCCACATAAACGTTTGCACCCAGGTAGCGACCGATCACCTCGCTGATGAGCGGAGCGTCGGCCACCATGTCTTCGGTGATGTGGTGAATAGCCATAGCCTCAAAACCAATCGCTTCAGGGGGGCGGACAAAATCGCTCATCGGGTTGCAGATCGCTCCGCTTTCAATGTCGACGCTGGCGATTTCCACAATGCCGCCTTCAAAGCTGGTTGTTTCGGTATCAATTACGCGCAACATCTTTCATCTCCGTATTGGCGTCGCTTACTGCGTCATATTCGGCCAGCTGCCTGGCCGCGTTATCGAGGTCTTCTGGCTGCAGGTCATAGGCAATAATCACCATGGCCAGAGCCAGCATTCCGCTTTCCTGACTTACCATCTCGTTCTCCGTGAGGACTTCTGGCGCCCCGGGTGTTTGATGAAATATTTCTCGGCGCACCCTTTGTCGTCGCAGAAATGCGCCTGGCGGCTGGTCATGTAGTTCGTGATGTTGCGAACCACGCAGTCGTTAGGGTGGCGAAGTGCATAGCAGTGTTCGCACATGACTGCGTTGAGGTGTTCGGTTGCCGTGGAGAGGAAGATTTTTTCCTCAAAGCTGCCCGGTACGCCGCAGGAATCGACGTAATCGACCATGTTCTGGGTGATGCCGGCATCGTTGGTAAACACCCCACGACCAACAAGCTTCACGATGTGCCCACCCATTTTCAGGCGGGTGCCTGCAGGCAAAGAGGCGAGACGTTCAGAAGTTAAACGCGGTAAAGGTTGCATGGTTTACTCCTTAAAAAGGTTGTAAGAATCCCGGCACCGTAATGGCTGCCTGATAGCTCAGTTAAATTCTTCGTTTCGATTACCGGCTGAGACCTTGTCCCAACCCGTTCAGATAAACTTCAACCAGCAAGTCGGTTGTGTAAGTCCGCTCAATCCCGCGATGCAGGTACAGGCGGCCGCGTTTATTTGCTGATGCTGTCCAGGTGCTTTCCCGATGCTTAACGAGCATCCCTGGCAGAACTGCGCCGCGGTTAACGGTCTGTGTCCCGTAATGATGACTAACCATTGAACACCCCCGTAACGTGCAGAATTTTGATAACCACCGCTGCCCAGATAACGCCGCAGATCAGCAGGCAGTAAATCAATGAACGAATGCCTTGCTTGCTCATTTGCCACCCCAGCACGGATAGCTAACTGCGATAACAGCAACCAAAAACGGAACGACCTTTAACCAAAAATTACGCCATGCAGGCTTGTCTTCTTCGCGGATCATCTCTTCACCTTTGCCTTATCGCGGCTAACGGAGCGTTGTTACCTATTTCCGGCGCCAACGTTGTTGTTTGGATGAGTTGATAATAGCCAAGGCGATTATTCAGGTCAATCGCTAAAACGATATTGTCAATCGTTTAAGTGATAAATATGTGATTATTAAAGTGATTATTTTAAGAAAAAATTTTAGAAAGGTGTTTTTGCGAGGGTGGTTGTGAAGGTGTAGCGATAAAAAACCCGCCGGAGCGGGTTATGCGAATCGTTTGTATTCGATCGATTGTCTGAGAAGGACTCTGGCCATAACGTAAAACTGGTCTTCATCACCTGGCTCTACATACCATTTTTCATAGATGGGGTTATCCGAAATTACGGCTAGTCGGTCCCTTTGCATCTGCAAGCGCTTGACGTGAAGAGTTTTGCCAAAAACAAACACATAAACGCCATCACTGTCAAAATGGGTGACGCTGATGTCTACGAAAATTTCATCGCCGGGTGATATTGTCGTGTCCATGCTATCACCGGTAACGGTGATTACTTTTATGTGATGAGCTGGCCGATTGCCAAATAGAGCTCTGGCCTGCTCTGATGTGTATTCGATCGCACGAATCGTCTCGATGAAATCGTTCGTGATAAGTGCACCAGGACCTGCGCTGGCTTTTACATCGAGGACATCTACCCGATAAATGCCATTTTTCGGTGTTACTGGCGTCTGCACTTCCGTAATCTGTATGGAATCAGCAAGCATTTCACCTGCTCCAGTGGAAAGCCATTCAGGACGCACGCCTAACACAGATGCTATTTCCACTGTTTTGCGAGAGCCGTTGGCGCCATTAAGCAACTTGTTTACGCTTGACTGAGCCATGCCAACCTCTTTGGCAAGCCTGCCTTGCGTATACCCAGCCAATGACATTGCTCGAGCAAGACGCTCAGAGAAATCCATAACACCTCCTCAAAGTAACTCCTTTAATCCTATCGCCAAGGCGATTACTTGGCAAAAAATCGCATAGGCGATTGACAATCTCTTTTGCGATAATCATAATCATCAAAAACCAATAGCTGAGGTGATTATGAAAAACCCCGCAGTAGAAAAAGCGATTTCCATCGCCGGCAGTCAGAAAGAATTGGCCAAGCGATGCGGCAAAGCGCAGTCGACGATCTGCGACTGGCTAAACGGGAAAAAGAGGATTTCTCCAGTGCATGTCCCCGACCTTGTCGCTGCCGTAAATGGAGAGATTAAGGCATATGAGTTTCGCCCTGATCTGCCTTCGATTTTTCCGCCACCAAACAATAGCGCCGCCTGACCGGCGGCCATTCCAAACAACACCAGAGGAAGTATCACAAATGGAGAGTTCAACGACACGCAACAAAGTGGAGGCTCGCAGGATAGAAAGCTGGTTACACAGCCAGATAGCTGAACTGGGAACCACGAATATCGCCAAAGTGGCCGGAGTGAATAAGTCGACGGTCAGTCGCTGGCGGGAAAGTCTTCTGCCGAACATGTCGCTACTGCTGGCCATCCTGATTTCTAACAGGCCGGGAGAGAAAGGTGATTTTGAAGCATGAGAGGGAACAGAAAGGCGAAAGCCGCAGTGCGGTAACACTAACGGCTTTCTACGCGAATTAACTGGATCAATTCACAGGAGTAATTATGGCAAATACTGCCGAAGTAATCAATTTCCCTGTGCCGGAAAAGGTACAGCAGGAGAGTCGCATGGCTGATCTGGACAATGGCTACCTGCGCCTTGCCAACCAGATTCAGGATGCCCTGTGTGTAGTGGAGCTTTCGGGGCGCGAATTTCGCGTGCTGAATGCAATTGTTCGCCTGACGTATGGCTGGTCGAAAAAAGAAGACCGGATCTCTAACAGCCTCATCGCTGACAAAACCAGGATGGCGGTTAAGCACGCTTCAGAAGCGGTTCTCAGCCTTGCTTATCGCAACATCATCAAGGTTCGCAGGATTGGGCAAACACGCTACATCGGGATCAACACCTGTCTGGATGCATGGGCTTATACCAAACCAAAATGCTCCAAATGTCCGGTTAGTTTTCCGGTCGCTGAAGTTGTAACGCAGGTTATCAACCTCCCTGAAAACGGGGATAGCAAAATAACCGCACCAACCATCCCTGAAAACAGGGATAACCATCCCCAAAAACAGGGAGAGCCATCCCCGGAAATAGGGAACACCAAAGACATTCTTTCAAAGACAAATATAAAAACAGATCTAACCCCTATAGTCCCCGCTGGGGACGAGTGTGAAAAACCAACTGTCGAAGAGACTTTTCAGGAACAGCCAAAGGTTGACCCTGTAAGACTGGTTTTCACTCACTGGCAGCAAGAACATGACCACCCGTCTGCAAAGCTGGATGACAAGCGTCGTAAGCGCATCAAGGCCCGACTGGCTGAAGGCTTCACCGTAGACGAGCTGTGCCGGGCCATAACTGGCGCAAAAGGCGATCCATGGCTCATGGGTAAGAATCCCTCCAGAAAGCGCTATGACGGCATTGAGACGCTTCTGCGTGACGCTGCTCAGGTCGAAAAGTTGCGCGACCTTTCTGGCGATGCCCATGCGATGGCGATCGCGCAGGGCCAGTACTCAGCAACAACGGCTCGCAACCTTGAAACCCTCCAGCGCTGGGCTGGCGGCACTGATTCAGGAGAACTTTTCTGATGAACGATTCTGAAAAACCAAAGTTTGCCCAGTCCATGGCAGCGATCGGAGAGATTTACGGGAAGGACATTTCCGAAGTGATGGTCGGGATTTACTGGAATGCGCTGAAGCCGTACCCGGTCGAAGACGTGATGCGCTCCTTCCAGGGACACACTCGCGACACTGACAACGGCCAGTTCTTCCCTAAGCCAGCGGATCTCCTGCGCCACATCGAGGGCAACAAAGACGGCAAGGCGTTGATGGCCTGGTCAAAAGCCTACAAGGCAATTTGCAGTTACGGCCGCCGGAATAGCGTTGTATTTGACGACCCGATTATTCATGCGGTCATTGCCGATATGGGTGGGTGGATTGAATTTGCCGGTATGAGCGAAGAAGAACTGCCATTCCGTTCCCGCGAGTTCGAAAAGCGATATCGCTCTTACCTGATAACCGGCGTCAGCAAATGCGAAACGGTGATGATCGGCATGGATGATGCGCAAAACATGCGCGCAGGCTTCCAGCGCGAACCATTGCCATTCCTGATTGGCGAGAAGGACAAGGCCAAACTGATCCGCAACGGACAGGCACTTCTTGAGCACAGGTGGCAATGATGACAGGCAAAGACGCAATTCTGAACTACCTGAAAACGCATAAAACCTGCAGCTCTCCAGATGTCGCCGCGGCTTCCGGAATGACGCACACCTGTATCAACCAGGCTGCAAATATCCTGGCAAAGCAGGGTGTTCTGGTCGCTGAAGCTCGGGTGTGGCGGACGGTTTACTACCGGTTGGCCACTGAAGAAGAGATTTCAGGCAGAAAGAGCACGAACCAGATTTTCAACGAGTGCCGGCAGAGCCCGGTCATGAAGCGAATTTTAGCGGTCTACGGGAGGGCGCAGGCATGAAGTTCATCAAATTAACACAAAACTCAACGGTAGAGTTTCAGGGGAAATATGGTCGTGAATCTGAGACGGTTTATGACCCTGTATTCATTGCGCCAGACCACATCGAAAGCATGACCCCAGCAGGCCTTACTTATCTCAGGATGGTCTCTGGAGAGCGCATCTCGGTGCGGGAAACCCCGGAAGAAATCATCGTCATGCTTACCGAAGGAGCCGCCAAATGACTATCACACAACAGGCAGTAAACGAGCTCATTCAGTCGCTGGAGAGTGCGGGCGAGCTGTCGATCAAAGAGCGTAAGTATCTGGAGCTGGCGAAAGAGTTTAAGCGGCTGGCTGCGGAGAATGTAGGGCTGAAGGCTGGTCGCAGTTATTTCATGTACAGCGATGATGCAGGGTTTGAGACATACCCGACTCGCGAAGAGGCAATCAAAGCAGCTGAAGAGATGATTGATGATTATCGCGGGGATGCTGGCGATGGATGGCCGGAGGAAGCAGGTACAACCCGCTGGGGCGTGATTATCCAACAGGCCACTGAGTGTGATTACGAAAAGCCGTCAGCTGAAAACGGGTGGCTTGGCTCGTGCGATTACAGATTGCTGCCTGAAACCCCCGCCACCGATCGCATCGTAGCCGGGATTAAGGCTGATGGGGTGGATGCGTTGTTGGCCGCGCTTGAAAATCACGAAACGTTCTGGGCGATGAGGGAAATGGAATTAGGTTCTCTATCCCCAGAGGCTGCGATGGTTCGAGATGTTGGCTTACGTGCCATTGAGAAAGCCAAGCAGCTGCGCGAGGGGGCCAAATGAGCACTGGAATAGAACTCATGCAGCATGCGCTGGGTATCAATGAGCGTAACAGAACGCCATACCGCAATTACTTCCTCGCTGACGAAGGCCATACGGATAACGAGATGTGGGAAAAACTGGTTTCTGAAGGCTTCGCCACCTCCCGGCCAGCGCCTGATTTTGTAGGCGGTGGAGTGCTTTATCACGTCACAGATAAGGGAGAAGAATTAGCCATTACTTCGCTTCCTGAACCCAAGAAAAAGACACGATACGAAGAATATCTGGATGCTGATAGTTGCCTGTCGTTCGGTGAATGGCTGCTGGGTTACCAGCTTCCCGAAGTCGAATATGACCGTCATGGAAAATGCCGGATGTTCAGATGCTCATACGATGCAGCTTATGGCTATCCGCGTCGTGATGTACAGAGCGAATGGTGCCTGACAAAGAAAGCAGCCAAAGCCAGTTACAAAGAGGCGCTGCGTAAATCAAAACAGGAGCGTGCAGCATGACTGATATCACCGAACTGGCGCAGAGAGAGAAATTCGAAGCTTGGGCCGAAGAAGTTGGCGCGCTTCCATGGGGAATACTGAAAAAGCATCGCAATCAAGACGGCAGCTATCCAGGTCCTCATTACACCTACATGTGGAAAGCATGGCAGGCCGCAAGTGCCGAGCTGGTAGAGGCGCTGGAGAAGGCGCAACAGGAGCGGGAAAACTGGCGCACCAGCTTTGATAACGAGCGGTTCCGCGCTGATAAGCTCAAAGCGCACATCGATGAGATGACCGAAGAACAAACCGCCAGCATCAATGAATTAAGCCGGATTATCCAGAAAGAGGTGAAAGCGAAACGCGAAGCGGAGAAACGCATCGCCGAGCTGGAGTTCCGCACCGTCACCGTGAAGCCTATGCGCCCCGGGCATATTACTGTCGGGGGAGAAAAGATAGGAATATACATGCGTGATGAGGTTGACGAATTTATGTCAGCGCTGGCTGCCGCTGGAATCAAGTGGGAGGCTGAGTGATGGCAGATACAACTGCAGAGTGGAGCTTATCCCTCGATACGCAATGCCCGAAGTGCAAACACGTTTTCGATTTACGTCCAGATCTGGTTGATGACGCTTCATCAGTCGAGGCCTGCGAAACAAATACCGTAGCTACGCGCGACTATGAGACAGCATGCCCGGAATGCGGCCATGAGTTCACCGTAGATTTCGTCTACTGAAGGAGCCAACCAATGAACAAATCAACCATAACCAGAGAAGAAAACATTCAGGCTGTCTTTGATTTAAAAGCCGGCTACACATTGGGGCTCGCCGATGTAGAGATTCTCAAGCGAGTGGCCCGCATGGCGCTGGCCGCAATGGACAGCAGCGAGTCGGTTGAACTGCCTCTTGACTACCTGCAGGGACAAAAAGACAGTCTGGAGTGGGCCGCCCAACTGGCAGAAGCCAATAACCATGAAACCGGAGACTGGCTTTACGATGACCCTATTGAGCTGGCAAAAGCCATTCGCAAAGGTCCAGATATGCCGCCAGCGCAGCCGGTAGCGGACAGCGAGCAGGATCGCAATCCTATGCTGGCGTATGCCGACAGTTATCGTGATATGGCGAAACAAGGCGTCGAGTCAGTCCCAATATGGAGCGTCATTACCGACCTCGAGCGAAACATTGCTCCGCTCTATCGCCACGCACAGCCAGCGCCGGTAGTGCCTGATGAACTGCCAGTGCATGCAATAGCGCCATATTCCGGCGCTGAATATGAGGCCGGTTATCGCGATGGCTGGAACGCCTGCCGCGCCGCAATGCTCGAAGCCGCCCCGCAGTCACCCGGTAGTGAACCCGCTACCGTGCCGGGTACATGGATTCCGGTAAGCGAGAAGATGCCGCCAAGTCGTCATGAGGTATTGGTCGGGAGTTGGTGGGGAGAGAAGTCGCGGTGGTGTTGCAAATGGGCAACGTATATCCCTGGACACCCTGATGCGCAGAGTAGCGGCTGGCTGATCCCCGGCGTGTCATGGACACCAACTCACTGGATGCCGCTGCCGACCGCACCGCAGGAGCCAAAACCATGACAGAGGGAATGCGACAGCACCGCGCTTTCGTGCTGACTTGTTTGCTGGCAATAGCTAAGCGTAGAACGGCGCAGGAGGTGAAAGGTGAGTGACGTAAAAAGCAAAATCATGCAGGTGATGACTGATGCTGCTGCGCTGCAGGATGCGACACTGGGGAGCGGATACCCTTTCCGCATGGCCACCTGGAATATCCGATGCGCGATGGAGCGCAAATTCCCTGGGGTGGAATGGAGGAGCGCCGACCTCCGCAAAGAGCTTATTGAACTGGCGAAAGAGGGGCTGGTATCCAAATGTCCCCACGAGAGCCGCATTGGTCAGGCCGTCTGGCGTCTGGAGGTGAAGTGATGGCGTACATCTTCCTGATTTTCGTCATCAGCAGCAATACATCGAATATGCAGGTGGTTCCCATGCAGAGTATGGAGCAGTGCAAAGCAGCCATTAAGGCGATGAAAGTTGCAGATGATAAGAGGTCCTGGGACGACGTTTCGCCGAGCGTAGATAATATTCAATGCGTAGAGGTGAAAGGTGCCTAAATCCCCCGCAGAACGCAAAGCCTCCAGTTGAAATCAACCCCCTCTCCGGAGGGGTTTTATCGTATATGCTCATTTTGCTTTTCTCCCCGGGAAGGGCGATAATTACCTCGTCAGCCTGAGCAACTGACACTAATGACCGGCGCCAAGTGGGGACACATGGCGCACAAAACCTTACAGCAATCCCTGTCACCGATGGCGAAAGCCACCGGCGATTTTCTGCATTCAGCGTTTGGCCTCTGCGGAGGTGAAGCGTGAACATCCCTCAATGCGGCATCAAACTGCACAGCGGCAACTTCAGCGCTATAGGCAAGATTCTTCAGGAGCAGCTCTCTGACGGGAAATGCCTGCGTCTGCAGGTCAAAGAGTGGCGCGAAAAACGCAGCCTAAGCCAGAACGCACTTAGTCACATGTGGTACGCGGAAATCAGCGAATACCTCATCACCCGCGGCAAGACCTTCGCTACTCCTGAGTGGGTCAAAGACGCGATGAAGCACACTTATCTCGGCTACGAAAGTAAAGACCGCGTGGACGTCATGTCCGGCGAGGTCACCACCGTGCAATCCCTCCGCCATACGTCCGAGTTGGAAACAGGCGAGATGTACATTTTCCTGTGCAAAGTCGAAGCCTGGGCGATGAACATCGGCTGTCACCTGACTATCCCCCAAAGTTGCGAGTACCAGCAGCTGCGCGATAAGCAGGAGGCCTGATGTCTACTCCACTTTCCCGCGTAATCACAAACGAAATCTTCCGCGTTCCGGCAAGCCGCAAGCGCAAGCAGGAACCAAGCCCATCAGAAATACCAACACTGCTCGGATATACCGCCGGTCTCGTTGATAAGAAATGGTTTCGCCTGGCGGCAAGGGGGAAGCGTGGTTAAGAAACCCCAGCGCCGCTGCAAAATCTGCCGGGCTAAATTCACCCCGACATTCGAAAACCATCGTTGGTGCTGTCCTGAGCATGGCGCTGAATTTGCCATGCAGGAACTGGAGAAGAAACGCGAAAAACAGGCTCAGGCGAAAGCGAAGAAAGAGCGAGCCGAATGGCGCAAACGCAAGGCCGCGGTGAAACCTCTCAGGCACTGGGAGGATATGACCCAGCGTGTCGTTAACGACTACATCCGCGAACGAGACTACGACTTGCCATGCATCAGCTGCGGCACGTTCGAGACGGTTCAGTGGGAAGCCGGCCATTACCGCTCCCGCGGTAAAGCATCGCACCTGCGCTACAACGAGGACAACATTCACAAGCAGTGTCATCACTGCAACGTGCAAATGTCCGGTAATCAGCAGCAGTACCGCATTGGCCTGGTAGAGAAAATCGGCGCTGAGCGCGTCGAGGCGCTCGAAAACAACAACACCCCTCACCGATACACCATCGAAGAACTGGAAGGCATCAGGCGCCATTACAGCGCACTACGCCGTGCGCTCATAAAACAACGGGAGGTCGCATGAGCAAAATCCAATACCCAATGTCCACTGCAGCTGTTTTTGATGACGTGGTTTATCCCATCCGCCTGAACGGACCGCATCAGATAGAGAGCGAGGTCATGGGCGCAATCAGATGGTTCTGCCGGTGGCATAACGAGGAAATGGCCGTTGTTAAGGCGCATGCGCTGTTTAGCTGCTGGGGCCTTTACCTGACGTATGACCAGATTATGGCGGAGGCCGAATGAGCCATGACGTTATAGAGCGCATCCGCGACCGCTGGTACAAGCTGCGCCTTTGCCGGCACCGCGGCACCGTACTGATTGACTACCGCATACTGAGAAATTTCGTCCGCATCTATCAGGCTTCAGGAGAGAAAGCATGAATACCCAGTACCTTGAGTATGTTCGCCAGCAGCTGATAGTGGCCACCGCCGATCTGAGCGGGGCAACGAAAGGGCAATTGGTAGCCTTTGCGGAAAACGCGATGTTTGAGGCTACTCCGCGAAGCCGCGGGCGCAAGAAAGTTTACGACCCACAGAAGAAGCGAATGGTAAACCCTGACAGCCCACCGATGGCCGGCAGCCAGTCACGTGCAAAAGGCTCAGCCATAGCCCTGGTGCAGCCAGTTGAGTATTCGACGGCAAGCTGGCGCCGGGCGCTCCTGTCGCTCGACGATCACCAGAAGGCGTGGCTGCTCTGGAACTACAGCGACATTATTCGCTGGGAGCACCAGGAGACGATAACCCAGTGGGCGTGGGAACAATTCAGCGCGCAGATAGCCGGTATGCGTATCGCAAAGAAAACGGTCGAGCGCCTTCGTAATCTTATCTGGCTGGCAGCGCAGGATGTCAAAGCCGAACTGGCGGGGCGTGACACATACGAATATCAGGAACTGGCGGAACTGGTTGGCGTAGCAAAATCCACATGGACGGAAACCTATCTACCTCATTGGCTGGCTATGCGCAGCAACTTAGTTAGGCTTGATAGCGACGCGCTCATATCGACTACGCGATCACGTTCACAACAAAAGGCGACAAATTTTGATGTAAGTCTTGCAAAACCGAACTGAAAAGCATATATTTCATATAAATCTGATATCGTCGCCATAGCTTCGATTGTCGACCAAATTAAGAGCCTCGCCATCGTGCGGGGCTTTTTATTTGCCTGTAGCTCAGAGGAAAGAGCAACCGCCTTCTAAGCGGTTGGGCGCTGGTTCGAATCCAGCCAGGCGAGCCAGACCCAAGCCAGGGTATCTTCGGCAGAGTAGCCGACATTGCCATTACCCTCATTACAGCTTCCCGCCTTGCGCGGGTTTTTTATTTTCAGGACCGCGGGAATCATCTGCGACGAGCTTTGTTGATAAATCAGCCCGACGGTCCTGATCCTTTCAAACACACACAGCACCCGCTAACTACGCGAGGTGAGAGTATGTATCGCATGGAAAAGATAACCACTGGTGCTGCGTATGGCGCTTCAGCCGGGAGCATCCTGAACGGCATGCTTAATGCCTACAGTCCCGAGCAGTGGAATGCCATCGGCGTGCTGGTGGGCATTGTCATTGCCGTACTAACGTATCTGACGAATTTGTATTTCAAAATCCGCGAAGACAACCGACGAAGCAGGAGCAGAGATGAACCCGACGCTCAGGAATAAACTGATTGGCGCCATCGCCGGCGGTTCCGGCGCGATCGCAATTGCCTCTGTCATGCTTGGTAACGCCGATGGACTGGAAGGGCGGCGCTATTACGCTTATCAGGATGTTGTTGGCGTCTGGACTGTTTGTGATGGACATACCGGTTCAGATATTCGCCGTGGTCACCGATACTCTGATAAAGAGTGCGACAACCTGCTGAAGGCAGATCTGCGAAAGGTTGCTAACGCCATCGACCCGCTGATTAAAGTTCGCATCCCTGAGCCAACCCGTGCCGCACTTTACTCCTTTACTTATAACGTGGGTTCTGGCGCTTTCGCCAGTTCCACGCTGCTGAAGAAATTGAATGCTGGAGACGTGCCGGGTGCGTGCAAAGAACTCCAGCGCTGGACGTATGCCGGTGGGAAGCAGTGGAAGGGACTGATCTCTCGACGTGAGATAGAGCGCCAAGTCTGCGAGTGGGGCCAGAAATGGGCCGATTAACCGCAATCATCTGCGCTGTCGTTATCTGCCTGCTGGTTTCCATGGCATGGGCGATTGACCATTACCGCGACAACGCCATCACCTTCAAAGAGCAGCGTGATAAAGCAACGGTCAGGGCGGAAACCGCCGAGACCGTAAGCAATAGCGTCGTCACTGCAATGAACCTCATCAATGACATTTCCCGGGTAACCCAGAATGCAAAGACCGAACTTTCCCAGGCAGGTGAGCAGCGTGTTATCTACATCAGGCAGGCGCTTGAAGGCGATCGGTGTGCTAAGCAGCTTGTTCCTGCTGCCGCTGCTGACAGCTTGCGGGAATACGCGAACGGTTTACGTTCCGGCTCCGGTGGTCCCGATAAGCGCTGACCTTACTGCAGACACACCGATCCCCGGAATGGAGGTTCCGTTCACGTGGCAGGCTAGTCTGGAGTTAAACGCGAAGCTTTATTCTGCGCTGGGGCAGTGCAATCTGGATAAGGCAGGGATTAGAAGTATTGAAGAACGCCGAAATATTTTGCTATCAGAAGGCAAATCAGAAAGGTGATGCAGTTAATGGATGCTGCGTAAGGTGATAAAGCCTTTAGGAATTCCAGCATTTTTCCTCCTTTGTCATGGGCTAATGTCGTTATCTCTAGTGTGCTACTTAAGTCTCCTTGTCACTGCTCCTACTCCGGTAACTTCAAATTCCTACCCTGTGGTGTATCTAAACTCGCTACTGTTGAATCCGTCGCGCGTTGGACAAGGTCTCTATAGTGGGCCCTAATTCCTTCTGAACAGACTTTGTCTCTTATAGGAGACAAATCCATTCACGCCGCCAGGTGAAATGAAAACAGTAATGGCGCTGCTCTGAGAGCGGTGCCGAGCAGATAAAATAAGGAATGGAGCATGAGCAAACCCGACTGGGAGGCCATCGAGACGGCATACCGGGCCGGGGTAATGTCTCTCCGAGAAATAGCATCGCAGCACGGCATTAGTGAAGGGGCTATCCGTAAGCGAGCCAAGCGTGATGACTGGTCTCGTGACCTGAATGCGAAGGTGAAAGAACGCGCCGACGATCTGGTACGCAAAGCAGAGGTACGCAAACAGGTACGCACTGAAACGACTTTGTCAGAGCGCGTACTTATAGAGGCTACAGCTGAGGTCATTGCTACGGTACGCATGGAGCATCGCGGTGACATAAAACGCGCCAGGCAGATAACCAACGCCCTGTTTGATGAGTTGGGGGCAGAATGCGCAGACGTGGCCGCACTGGAGAAACTCGGAGAGTTGATGCTTAACCCTGACGATAAGGGGCAGGACAAACTCAATGAGATTTACCACAAGGTAATCAGCATGCCGGAGCGGGTTAAGTCGGTGAAAGCTCTCAGTGAAGCATTGAAGAACCTCATCGGTCTGGAACGCCAGGCCTACGATATCGACGGCCCGGAAGGCGACAACTCTGTTAAGCAACTCTCTGACCTGATGGATTCATTGTCTCAGGGGGCGTAATGAAACCTGAGCACCTCAAGCTGCTGTCCAATAAAGACTGGCGGCTGAACAATCTTTACTGGATCACCGACAAAGAGGGAAAGCCGACTCGCTTCAGGATGACGCCTGAGCAGCGGGAATACTTCGAGGGGATTCATACCCGCAATATCATCCTGAAAGCTCGACAGCTCGGCTTCACCACCGAGGTGTGCATCATCCAGCTCGACGCGGCTCTGTTTGAGTCGGCAAAGTGTGCATTGATTGCCCACACACTGAATGATGCAAAGCGTCTGTTTCGGGAAAAGGTGAAGTATGCATACGACAAACTGCCGGCGGAGATACAGGCAGCTAACCCGGCCAGCAACGATTCGTCTGGCGAACTCGTTTTTAAGAAAGGCGGCTCGCTATACGTCAGCACGTCGTTTCGTGGCGGTACGCTGCGCTATCTGCACGTTTCCGAGTTCGGGAAGATATGTGCGAAGTATCCTGACAAAGCCCGTGAAATCGTCACTGGTGCGTTTGAGGCGGTATCGACAGGCTGCTTTGCTACTATCGAGAGCACAGCGGAAGGCCGGGCGGGTTACTTCTTCGATTACTGCCAGACGGCAGAGAAAGCCTTGCTGCAGGGCAAGCCACTGTCCGCGCTCGACTGGAAGTTTTTCTTCTTCTCATGGTGGAAGAATCCGCAGTACGCAATTGACCCGGTAGAGCCGCTACCTCAGCGCTTAGTTGAATACTTTGCTGAGATGGAGGCAAAGCACGGCGTTGTCGTCAACGAGCGCCAAAAGGCCTGGTATTACGCCAAAGAAAAGACGCTCGGCGAGGACATGAAGCGCGAATACCCGACCATACCGGCGGAGGCGTTCCAGCAGTCGGTCGAGGGCGCGTACTACGCCAAACAGTTCCGCTGGCTCTACACCAACAAGCGGATCGGCAAAATCCCCGATAACTCACATCTACCGGTTCACACGTTCTGGGATATTGGTGTGGGCGACTCCACGGCGATCTGGTTTGTTCGCGAGGTTGGTGAGGAGTTTCACATCATCGACTACTACGAAAACTCTGGCGAGGGGCTTCGGCACTACATGAAGGTGCTGAAAGACCGCGGCTACGAGTACGGAGAGCACTGGGGACCGCACGATATCGATAATCGTGAATTTGGTGCAGACGCAAAATCTCGGAGGGAACTCGCCCAGGAAGGGTACGAGATCGACGGTCAGGTTTACAGCATGACATTCCAGGTGGTGCCAAAGGTCGGTGTAGATACCGGCATTGAGTCGGTGCGTGAAATCCTCCCATCCTGTGTTTTCGATGAAGAGAAATGCGCTGAGGGCATATCTCACCTTGAGGGTTATCGAAAGGAGTGGGATGACAAGCGAGGATGCTGGAAAGATAAACCCCTTCACGACTTCACATCACACGGCGCCGACGGGTTCCGCTACTTCGCAGTAGCGAAAAACAACCACAAACAAGTCGGTGCAATTTTCTTCACCTAAGGAAATCTCAGTGAGTAACGATACCGAAATGCAAATCCTCGCTGGGCTCATAGTGAATAGCCTTAACGAGGTGGGCCGTGCGCGCCAGTTGTATGCTTCAGGGCTAGGGAAGTCAGGAAACACGAAACGACATCATCTATGGTGCGAATTTGGTTACCCGGAGCGTCTCGATTTTGACCACTTCTACAACATGTATGAGCGTAATGGCGCTGCGTTTGGCGCGGTGCATAAACTGCTCGATGCATGCTGGACTGACACGCCGGTGATCGTAGACGGTGATGAGACCAAAAAATCGAAAAAATCGACGCCTTGGGAGAAAAAAGTCACCAAACTCATGAAGAAACACTGGGCTAAGGTGAAGGATGCAGACCGGCGAAATCTGGTAGGTCATTACTCCGCCCTTATTCTTCAGTTTGCAGACAGTAAGGAGTGGTGGGAGCCAGTCGATCGTAGCGTGATGCGGAATTCTCGCGAGCGTGGCCTGGTAAAAATGATTCCTGCATGGGAGGCACAGGTTAAGCCCGGGGAACTTGAACAGGACCAGAAATCTCCAGACTACGGCATGCCGAAGTTCTATTACTTCCAGGAGCAACAAGTCGGGGACAATGGCAACATTTCCGGTCCGATGCGGTCGATTAAGATCCACCCCGAAAGAATCATCATCTTTTGCGAAGGCTCAGAAGACGAGTCATCGTTGGCCGGCATTCCGTTTCTGCGAGCTGGTTACAACGACCTGCTTGATATGGCGAAAACTTCCGGCGGTAGTGCGGAAGGCTTCCTGAAGAACGCCAGCAGACAGCTCGGCATCAACATGTCGAAGGAAACAAACCTCAAGACCATCATTGATGAAGCAAAGAAAGCCGGTTACTCAGGGCTGGCGGAAGCACTAAATGCTGCCATACAGAAACTGAACTCTGGTACAGATTCAGCGCTGGTGACTCAAGATGGTGAAGCCAAAGTGTTGTCGGTGGCGGCAGCGGATCCAAGTCCTACATGGACAGTGTCAGCAAATCAGTTTTCCTCTTCAGTCCAGATGCCATTCACCATTCTCTTTGGTCAGCAGACAGGGAGGCTTGCGTCAGATCAGGACAAAAACGACTTCGCTAAGCGCTGCAACGGTCGTCGTGCGGGTTTCCAGACTGATCGCGCGACCGCGGTAATTGAGCGGCTGTGGACAGTAGAAGTCATCGAACCTCCGAAGTCTGGCGAAATAACTTTAACCTGGTCTGACTTACTAGCACCAAGTGAGAAAGAAAAGATTGCCAACATGAAGGAAATGGCGGCTGTCGCGAGAGATACGCAGCAAGCCTACGGAACACCGGCTGTAGATGAGAATGAGGTCAGGGAAGCGGGAGAGTTAGAGCCGCGCGAAGAAGTGCAAACTCCTGACCCAAACAAAAAGGTAACTACCGATGATCCTCTTTCCGATGAATCCGGAGCAAAAGGCGAAAGTCGGTACGCCAGTAGTGCCGCGTAGCAAGGTTGACCCGACACGCTCTGCAAAGCAGGTTACCTCGATGTTCCGGGACATCGAGGACCGTTATCTCGGCATCAAGCGCGCACTGAAAGCGCTCTTCGAACAGCGCCTGACCGGGCGTGAGCGTGAGGTAAACAGCCACAACTGGCACTTCCTGTGCCACGACAACGGCGCGGACATGCGGCTCTACCAGGTCAACGCTGGTAAGTTCATCTACGACATGTCGGCGCAGGAACTGGCTGACCTGCTGGAGGCGGTGCAGGCAATTCTCGACGATTACCTGCTGGAAGGCGGCGAACAAAACCTCTGGGCGATGGATTACGTCGCCGCTGAATACGAAAGAGGGACGTTCAGTGCATACACAAACCTTTCCCAGCAATCACCAGTATACGCAGCACAAACCAGCATCCATCAACTACTAAGTAGCCCCGCTTACCTCAACCAAATAGCCGCATCACGGGTAACAACCTACAGTGATTGGCGAGGTATTAGCGATGATGCCAGGAGGGATTTAGCTGGTGTTATTAGTGATGCTGTATCAAGAGGTGTAAGCCCAAGAGAAACAGCGTCGGTCATTAGCAAAAGGCTGGATGTGAGCATGTCCAGAGCTAAAACGATAGCCCAAACTGAACAGGTGGGGGCATTAAGGCGCGCGCAGCGAAATGAAACAGATTGGGCGAAAGAGCGGCTTGGTCTGAATACTGCCATCCTGTGGATTTCTGCGCTGAAATCGACGACAAGGCCCACCCATGCTGCGAGGCACGGGAAGACTTATTCGACAGAAGAGGTTGCCGAGTTCTATTCAAAGAATGGCAATGCTTTCAATTGCTACTGCGCCAATGTCCCATGCCTATTGGATGATCAGGGGAAACTTTATAACGATGGACTGACTGAAAAGCTCACCAAAGAAAGAGAAAACTGGAAGTCCACCGAGGATTAATTTGATAAAATAGATTTGCTGGATAGGGCGGCCACCCGAAAAGCCCTGCGCTCAGGGCCTTCCAGCTCCATCATGAGCGAACTAATGGAGCGATTAGTTATGAGTCACGAAAATAAGGCGCTTGCTGCGGCTTACCTGAAAGAATGCGTCAATTACAACCCGGAAACAGGACTCTTCACTTGGCTGAATCGGCCTCTGGAACACTTTAAGTCACTTAGGGCGTGTAACGCTTGGAACTCAAGGTATTCCGGCCTGGTGGCTGGCAGCATCCGAAAGGATGGATATTGCGCACTAAAAATTGACGGCAACGGCTATAAAGCACACCGCATAGCCTGGCTGATTGCGCATAATGAATGGCCTGACGATATGGATATTGACCATATCAATGGCATCAGAAACGATAACCGGCTATCTAATTTGCGACTTGCAAATCGAAACGAAAATTGTGCAAACGTAAAGGTCAGAGTGAACTGCTCATCTGGCTTTTTTGGGGTGCATTGGTTTAAGAGCCGCGAAGAGTGGGTGGCCCAAATACGAACTGGGAAGGTGAAGAAGCATCTTGGCTATTTCCATGGTATTGGTGATGCCGTCCGGGCCTATAACGCCGAATGCGAAAAGCTCCATGGCGAATACGGCAAGCGCAAGATAGAGCACAATCTGAATAAGCTCCGAGAATTGGGGCTCTGATGAATAACTACAAGGTCGCCACGGCGGCCTTTTTTATTGCCTGAAATCCACCAATGAGGCCCATATGAGCGGCGTATATTTCGAATCGAAGCGACATGGCGATATCTCATGCACGCACGTTAAGATCGGCGGTGTCGAAGCGATGATGAAGCAGGTAGGTGATCGCAAAGTCATTAAGTCACAAGGTCGCGGCAACGTGCGCCAAGTAAAAGCTATCGTCAGAGCGATACACAAAACTATCCAATAACGAGGACCCAGCATGAAACGCAACCGCGTTAACGTGCTGACCGTCGTCAACTCCGCTTCAAACATCACCACTGAAACCATCGACGGCAAGCCACATATCGTGGTTCGCGGCATCACGCCTGTCGTGGACGATATCGTGATGAACCGGAAGTTGTACCCGGCAGCAGAAATCGAAAAGGCCTACAACACGCTTGAGCGTAACCCGATGCCGCTGGGCCACCCGAAGGTTGACGGGAAGCATGTGTCTGCTCGCGATGTCCGGGCGGTGAATGAATATCACGTCGGCGCATGGCTGCAGAACGTCAGCCACGAAGGTGGGAAGGTGACGGGTGATATGTACGTTAACCGCCAGTACGCCGAGTCAAGCGAGAAGGGCAAGCGCCTGATTAATCGCCTTGATGAGATGATTGCCGGTACCAACTCAGAACCCATCCATATCTCCACAGGACTGTTGTATTCCGGCATTGCCGCTAATGGCGAGTCGAAGGGTAAGAAGTACAACGAGATCGCCACCAACATGATGTTTGACCATGTGGCGGTGCTGCTCGATGAGCCTGGCGCCGGAACTCCGGAAGAAGGCGTGGGCATCTTCGTCAACTCAGAAGGTCATGAGCAGCAGATCGAAGTTGCTCGCCTTGCTGATGGTATCGACTGCACCCGCGAAGGTCTGTTCAACAAGACAAAATTCTTCTTCACCAACGCCTCCAACTTCTCTTTTGACGACATTTCACGCGCCATCAGCGACAAGCTGCGTGAGGGTGACGCAGAAGATAAGTGGCTATGGCCAGAAACGGTGTGGCCAGACAGCTTCATCTACCGCGATGACACCAGATACCTAAAGCAGAAGTACCTCATCGATGATGACGGTAAAGCCGTGTTCGTCGGCGAACCTGTAGAAGTCGTGCGCAAACCCATTGAGTACGAGATTAAAACCAACGGAGAGAACGATCCGATGAAAGAACTGATTATCAATGCGCTCCAAGCCGCGGGTAAGCCGACTGAAGGCAAGACCGATGCCGAACTGATGGACGCTTACAACCAGATGAAGGCCGAAGAGGTCACCGCCAAGAAAAAGGGCGATGAAGAAATCGACCCGGCTACCGGCGCGCCCAAAAAGACGGAACAGGCCGCCAACAATGAAGAGATGCCAGCCTGGGCAAAAGCTCTGACCGATCAGGTTTTGGCGCTTAACAGCAAGATCAACGCGAACTCGGAAAGCGAGAAGAGCAACATGCGCGCAGCGGTAAAAGCCAAATTTGGCATGACCGATATCGCTGTCAACGCGCTGGACGGCGAGCCCCTGAAAGAGTTGTTTGCTCAATGCCAGACTTCAACCGGCCTGAATGGCGCTTTCCGCCAGGCTACCAATACCCAATCAGTCAGCGAAATGCCGGAGTAAAAAATGGCTAAAGACGGAAAACACGTAATTCACGCGGGCGGAATTTTTCCAAACCCGCAACTTAATCGTGAAGGTTCTGCGGCTGCAGCGTTTCTGCCGGGTACCGTTATCTTTTTCAGTGCAGCCAAGCCTACACCGTCTGTTGATGGCGCTGAAGACGCGATTCTTTACGTTGCTAACTACGACTATTTGCGCTGCAAAACGGTTGACGATGCCTATGCGATCGGTGACTGGGTGGTAAACATCCAGCCAACGCCGGGCGTTTTCCTCAACGTTCGCGCTGCCGCTGGTACCTACACCAAGGGCCAGCCGGTTTCTGTGGCCAATGGCCAAATTAAAGCACTGGCAGAGGGTGAAACCATCTTTGCCTATGTCGAAGAAGACAAGTCCCTGACCGCCGCAGCAGGCGATCTGGTTCGCGTCGTGTTCAAGTAAGGAGAGGCTGAATGTTTGTATTTTCCACCCGACGTGCGACTGAGACGGGCAACCTCGAAGCGAACCAGGCGCAGTTCAATGAGCTGCAACTGGCTCGCAATATGAGTGCTCAGGCCGTTGCTGATTTCGTATCCCGCACCCGCTGGCGTGGTGATGCGGCAAACACTCCGGTGCTGGACGCGACGAACGCTGTCGACGATATCCGCCGCCTGTATCGAGCTTATGATCAGACTGTGCTGGCTGAATTCGAACCGACTACTGAATTCACTCTGCTTAACGACCTGATCCCGTTGTCCCGCTCTGTCCGTCTTGAAGAGTCCGTGTACGAGTATGCTCGCACCGGTGGCCGCGGCTGGGCGCATACCTCCATGTCCGGCCAGATTGGTGCGGCGCTTGATGCGCGCGCGTACACCTTCGACGGTACGATGGTTCCTATCCACGATTCTGGCTTCAAATTCCAGTGGCGTGATCCGATTTTCAACAAAGGCTCAGCTCTGGCTTCTCTGGCCGACGCTCAGCGCGGCTCTGTTGATGATGTTCGTCGTCAGTACGTGGATTACGTTTTCAACGGCTTCCGCGATTCCGATGGCAACTATATCGCCTTTGATGGCAAGACCTGGAAGGGCGTTAAAGCCGATGAGCGGGTGCAGATTGTCGATCTCAGTGCTTCCGGCCTAAATATCGACTTCACCAGCGCCAGCGCAACGGCGGAGCAAATTCGCAACGCGGCAATCGCGCTGCGTGACGTGATGAAGCTGACCAACCTGCAGTATGCGCAGCAGACCTGGTATGTTTCCGGTCAGATCATCACTAACCTGGAACGCTACTTCAGCGATAACTACCAGTCCGACACCATTCTGCTGGAGCTGTTGAAGCTCTCCGGTATTGCTGCCATCAAAGAAGATGCGCAGCTGACCGGTAACCAGATCCTGATTGTCCCGCTTACCGCCGGCGTTATCGCTCCGATTGTAGGTCAGGCCGTGGGTACCGTTGCAGACCCTCGCCAGTTCTATAACAGCGATTACGTCTGGCGTACCTGGGGTGCGATGGGCCTTATGGTTAAGACCGATATCAACAATCGCAAATCCGTTATTTACGCGCATAGCTAAGGGGTATTTATGGCACTGGTAAAAGTGGTTCGCGATAACCTGATTTCCGGTGCCAATCTCCAAAAGCTGGAGGTTGGCGCGCAGGCCTCGGTAAGCGGCGATGTCGCTAAGCGCTGGGTGGCCGCCGGTCTGGTTGAAATCATTACTGATGACGACCAGGTGCTGGAAGTGGCTACACCGGGCAATGATGCTGCAGAGCAGGCAGAGCAGGCAGAGCAGCAGGAAGAATCTGCCAGCAAATCGAAGAAGGCGAAATAACCATGGCTGACCCAATCACAGCGGCAGACGTGCAGGCGTTCCTCGGTGAGTTGGGTTACGCCATCCCTTCCGCGCTGCTGGATCCGATTCTCTGCGTGGTGAACAAGATTATCCCGTGCCTTGATGGTGCGGGATACGACGAATGCACGGCAAAGCTCATCCTGATGTATGCCGCTGCGCTCATGGCGACGTCTTCCGGTGCCCGGAGAATAAAATCGCAGGGGGCGCCATCCGGGGCGTCACGTTCGTTCGATTACGGTGCAGACAGCATCACCTGGTTGCGTGACTCGCTGGCCCGGCTTGATACCAGTGGTTGCACTGGTGAACTCCCTATCAGCGCAGGTAATAGCGTCGGCCTGTTTATGGTCGTTGGTGGCTGCTGATGAAATGGATATCCGTCAAAGAGCGTCATCCGCGGTCATTCGTTCGTGTCTGGGTGATGACCGATACCGGGAAGCAAACCACAGCGTACGTCAAATCCAATGGCGAGTGGTACATCAACTGTGACCGCATACGCGCCACAGGCGCTGTTGTGCTGCGATGGAGGGATGACTGATGTCATCGGTTGCCAATTGGTCTTATACCGCGACAGCGACAATCTGGCGGCGCATACGCGATGCTGACGGTAGTGATACCGACGGCGGAGGTCAGCCGTACGGGTGGGAAGCGCCGATCGCTATCCTCTGCGACTACCAGGGCGGCCTCTCTGCAAAAATCGGTGACCTTGGCCGGGAGATCGTGGTTAAAAATACGATATGGACCGAGTACGCAACGGCGCGGGAAGGGGATTACATCCTGATTGGCGCGTCGACCGATGCAGCACCGCCGGATGAGGCCGACGAGATACGGCAGATCGTCCAGTTCGCAGATACGTTCGAGCGACTGGCGGACGATTTCGCACTTATAACGGGAGTCTGATTATGGGCGTTAAAGTTCGGGGAGTCTCCAAGGTCAGCAATAATATCAACCGGCTGATTGATAATATCGAAAAGCGAAAAACCATGCGGGCGCTCTACTCTGCTCTGTTTGAGATTGGGCTGGAGTCCGCGGTGCTGGTTCCTATCGCTACCAGCACTCTGGTTAACTCTCAGTTCAGAGAGGTTGTTATCAAGGGCACCAGACTAACCGGGAGAATTGGTTATTCTGCAAATTATGCGGCGTACGTGCATGAGGCCAAAGGTATTCATCTTGGAAAAAACACCCCTCGCCCTGTAAGAAAAGGCGAAGCGCCCGGCTCCCGTGGAAATATATGGGATACATCAGGCGAGCCAAAATTCCTTGAGAAAGGTGCTGAAAACGCCAGAGACAGAGTTGACGCAGTTATACGCAGGGAGATGGAGCTATGACACCTCCTATGCACAGGCGGGTTCGAAATGTCTTTGTTGAGTCAGGATTGACTGCCGGATACATCGTTCAGTCACTGTCATGGAATGATACCGGCAAGGCATCTGACCGCTTTATTGTGTTCCGACCAAATGGTGGCACGCCAGTAGATCGTGATATGGCCGCTGATTACTACGTCATGGTGGACGTGATAAGCAAGGGAAAGGCATCTGCTGACTATGCGCAGTCAGAGAACGACGCTCAGGCCATCATCGATTACGTGCAGCAAAACCCGATGACGCACACCTGCCTTGGGCAGATATCCAACATGGGCGGAATTCCTTCGCCTGTTATCACAGCCGAGGGGCGTATGGTGTGGCGCCTGCAGTTCGCCTGCCTCTTTGGCGGATAACACCGAATAAAACCACATAAGGTCGCCTGGAGCGGCCTTTTTTATTATCTGAAGCGAGGTAAGCAACGATGCAAGGCTGCTCCGACAACGGACAACTAATTGGTCGCGCTAAGACGCTGGAACTGGCTTACGGCTGTGCCGACCAGTTTCCGGCGGAAGGCGACTGGAAACTGATGGGGTTGCCAACATCGGCAACGTGGGACCTTAGCCCGGAGGCCCTGACCTCTGATGCTGATAACGGCGGATTCAGTTCAAACCTGATTGCCAGTCTGGACCCGACCTACTCCATCGAAGGGGAGGTTCGCGTTAAAGACCGCACTGATGAGTTTGGCATTCAGCAGTTCGTGAAATACATCGTCGATGAGGTTCGTGCCCGCCGCCAGCCAGGTGTATGGATGCGTTTCCACTGGGGAGATTATTACCACATCGGCTATATGGTCCCATCAGGAGCCAGTGACGGCGGTGGTGTGAAAGAAATCGTGACCTACAGCTTTGAGTTCAAACTGGCTGACGGTCAGACTTTCCAGATCACCGAAGCTGATGGTGACATTCTGGTTACCGGTGTAAGTGTTGCGCCGACGACCAGTTCTATTGCTGCTGGCTCCAGTACTACATTCGCAGTGAATATTGCACCGGAAGATGCTGATAACAAACTGTTCACAGCCAGCTCATCCGTGCCGACACGTGCAACCGTCGCCATCACTGGTAATACGGTAACCGTGTCAGCGCCGTCAGGTGCAACGGCGGGAACAGCAACAATTACTGTGAAGACGGTTGATGGTGAATTCGTGGCTACCCACGTGGTTACTGTCACGGCGTAAGCAAAACAAAGGGCAGGATCCTGCCCTTGATTTTGTTTACAGGAGGCAGCAAATGGTTCCGCTAAAAGAGCTGGGAGAATGCCTGGTAACCGTCGGGGACCGGGATTATTTTTTCCGGCCATCATTCATGGCTATGTCGCGCATCGGCGAGCCAGCAGAAATAGTTCAGACGTTCTATGACCTTTGCAACGATGAAATAACACCTCTCATTCAGAGGGTTGTCGAAGCGTACGGCAGAGTGCCTGAATGGCTGGCTAAACACCTTTCTGCTTTACATCTTGATAAGAAATCTCTACTGGCCGCCCACACGGTCCTCACCGCTTGCTGCAATGATGACATAGGTGATCTGGTTGGCTGGATGAAGCCCGGCAAAACCAAAAGAAGGGCGTTTGTGTGGCATAAGGGCGTCATGAATCCGCAGGATATGGTCATCCTTGCACAAAGTCTGATGATGCATGGCATTATCGGAAAGGCCAAAGTACGCAAACTTCAGCGCCATGAGACAAATGAAAAAACCAGTGAGTTCCGGGCTGCCGATTACGTCATTGCTGCACGCAACCACTTCGGGATCAGCAGAGAGGAAGCTGAAAACCTGACGATGACCGAGTTTCAGTTAATGCTCATCGCCAAATACCCGGATCAGAAAGGGTATACCAGGGAAGAATACGATCATGCAGCTGATGACTACTTTGCGCGCCGTAAGCGCAGACAGGCTAAAACCAACAAATAAACCAGCCCCGGCATAGTACGGGGCTTTTTTATGCCCGCAACTCCCCGCGCTTCACACGCGCATATCAACACACAGAACCTTTCAGGATGACCCTTGAGGATACCGGTTTGGCTATCGGTGCCTTTCTGTGGGCCGGATTCCTGTGTGACAAGGTTCATCACTAAAAGGTAATACCGATATGTCTAATATCATCCCTATGAATTACGATGACCGTTCATTCCCTTTTACGGCAGATTGCTGGTTCAACGCCACAGTTGCTGCAAAGCATCACGGCAAGCTTCCGAAGGACTGGCTAAAGACTGAGGCGACAAAAATTTATATCGCCGAATTGGCTGAGGAGCTTGGAATTGCTGGCTCCGGCGTAAAAGAGGATTTTTCTCCCCTTTTAGTCAGAGTGGAGAAAGGGCGAAACGGCGGGACCTGGCTTCATCCGGAGTTGGCGGTGGAGTTCGCCCGCTGGTTGTCAGTAAAATTCGCCCGAGCCTGTGACCGACACATTAAAAATCTGCTACTGAGTAAAAACTTCCAGCTCACTGAAGATCAAATTGTCGGCCTGATGGTCTGTCAGCAACCCACGTGTTGGGAAAAACGATTTAAAGACCCGTTCTACCAGGCGCTGTCGAAAATGTCCGGCCTTCCTTACTTTGGTCATGTCGGTGGTTGCCCGGCGCTGTTCGGTCAGATCACCGCTCGATGGGTGTACGGTGTCGCACTTCCCGATTATGTCTATCAGGCAGCAAAACAAGCAGCGGGCGACAGCAGAGAGAAGATTCACCAGCACCTCAAGCCTGATGCGCTGGATAAGGTCGAGCAGCAATTGATCGCCGTTACCAATATCGCGAATTGCAGCATTGACCAGAAGGACTTCGAAGCCCGCTGCATGGCTGCATTTCCCGTTAAGGGGCAGATGAAGCTGCTGTATGCGGCGGCTTGACCATGAATAACCGAATCGTTGAGTGCGCCTCCAGAGCGGGGCGCGACTTCTCGGAGTTCATGAAAGGCGAGAAGAACATGATGGAGGCGCTGCGGTCTGCGGAGGAATTCACCGAGCAGCTACGCATTCACGGCTGCGTTAATCACCACTTCGTCAATTTCATGATGATGAAAGCGATCATGAAGGTGTTCGACGACTTGCGCCGAGAGGAGTTGCGCGAAGAACGACGACGCAAACGCGAAGAGAAGAAGAAATAAGCCCACTGCGGTGGGCTTTTCCCTCCCAACCATCCCTGCTAATCTGTCCAAAACAAACCAATGGGGATAGGGATATGACTTTTTCTTTGGACTACGACGTTAGCGAACTGTTCGTTAATAGTGAGAGCATGGAAAATGTAGTGAAGGTTAACAGGCTTAAAGCTCGAGAGATAGCATTAAAAAAATACAAGTACGTCAAAGATATAGAAGACTCTGGCGGCAATAAACATGCTGCTGAATTGGATGTACAAGATGCCGTGGTGGAGCTATTAACCAAAATCGGGTTATCTGAGCATAAAGCCATGGTGGAGCTTTTCAATTCTGTACTTTTAGAAGAGACGCTGGCCCTTACCATGCTGGACGCTGATAAAAAGCAATCTCAATTTGAAGAGAAAATTAAATTAATTGAGGATGAAGCCAAAGATTCGGCGACAATGACGACGGCGATCTCATGGATAATTGCCGCCGCTGTAGTATTAGTGTTTGCGGGGTTTCTGTTTTCAAGGTAATTGAAGCCAGACCTCTCGAGATATTTGTTAATGCCCACCATCAGGTGGGTTTTTTACTTTTACTCACTTGAGTAACCCATGCGTCTTCCTAGGATGGCAGCAAGCCTTCTGTTATGTTCCTCTCCCTCACGAAGAATTGCAGCGGTAAAGGGATCTCTTTTCTCAAGCTCAGCGAGAAACGCGGTTTTTTCCTCTGGCGTGGATTTTGAATCCAGAGCCGCCTGGGTTGAGTCAAAATCGACAATGTCGGTTTCAGCTATCAGCTTTTCTGTCTCCAGCGCATCCTGAAGGATCTGGACAATCTCAGAGTTCATAGACCTGCCGTTCCGCTTAGCGCGATCGGCTATGGCATCGCGCATGCCAACAGGCAACCTTACATTAAACCTGTCCATTTCTTGGCTAGGGAATTTGCTCATAAGTCCTCAAAGTTTCAATTTCGACGACAAACAATAGCACCAACTTGACATTGTTTTAAATGGTGCTAAATTGGTTCTAGTTCCAAATTGGTTTGGTGCTAAAACGGAGGAGAATATGAAAGACCTGTTACATAGCCAGCGCGTGATCGAGCAGTTCTCACTGAGACTGCCGGAAAGAGTCAAGAAAGCAGTTCAGGAAAAAGCAGAAGAAGAGGGGTTGTCATTGAATGCAGCGATCGTTCAGCGGTTGGTTTGGAGCTTAAAAAACGATGAGAAAATGTTCGGCGCCTAAAAACAACGAAACCCCGAAGGCTGCCACCTCCGAGGTCTCTAATTTACCAGTTAACTACGAGAAAACTGACATGACAAGTTTAGCAATTGCAGATCGTACAATCAACGTGCCTTTCTATGGCAATTCTCTTTTTGTAGTTGAGCATAACGGCGAGGCCTACACGCCGATGAAACCGATTGTTGAGGGGATGGGGCTGGACTGGAAATCTCAGCACAAAAAGATTTCTCAGCGCTTTTACAAAGGTATGGTGGAAATCACCATACCCTCAGTTGGTGGTATTCAGTCAATGATTTGCCTCGCCCTGCGCAAGCTGGCAGCCTGGCTGAACAGCATCAGTCCCAACAAAGTCCGTCCTGAAATTCGCGATAACGTCATTCGCTACCAGGAAGAGTGCGACGACGTTCTTTACGAGTACTGGACGAAAGGCGAGGTTAAGAACCCGCGCAAGGCTAAAAAGTCACTACCCGGCAAAATCACCCCTGAGCAGCAGGAAGCCATTAAGCAACTGGTAATGACTCGCGGCAAGGCGCTGCCGAAAGAGAATCAGGCCAAAGCGATGATCACCATGTGGTCTTCACTGAAATCTCACTTTGGTTGCAGCTACAAAGAAATCAACGACGACCAGTTTACCGAGGCGCTTTCTATCGCTGCGCGTGTGCCTCTTGAGGGTGAATTCCTTGGCAAGCAGGAAGCGCTACCAGCACCTAAGTTTGACGTAAACATTCCGCTTCAATGGTGGATCGATAACAACCCGTTGGTTCGCAGTGGCAACCTGTCATTTGGCAGGGGCTGCACTGCCCCTGCACTGGATGTGACGATGGATATGCTTTGCGGCGATAACTCGACATCTGCGGCCATTCGCCTGATTAACGTTCTGGAGGAGGCTGGCTTTGATGTATCAGCGCCGAAGGCCGAAATTGTAGCGATGCGCAAACATCTGGGTAATGTTGAGTACGGTATGAAGGCTATCGCAGACGCTTGCCGCCGGGCGGGGAATAAAACCATCTCGTTCCGTGGCGGAAAGGCTGAATACGTAATTGGTTAGGGATCTACAAAAAAATTGTAGGTCAAACGGGTTACAAAAATCTTGTAACCCATGACGCAGACCTCGCTCCGGCGGGGTTTTTTATTGCCCGGAGAAAAGTAAATGGCTGGAACGTTTGATGCTGGCAGCGTTGTCTATGAAGTGGACATGGATACTTCGCGCTTACTGGCCGCTCGCCGGGAAGTTGATGCGGCGCTGAACGGTCTTAATGGGAGCATGGGCCGCCTTGAAGCCAGCGTTAACCGCACTGAGCGCTCTATTGGATCGATGGAACGAACAATGTCCAGCCTCTCTGGCGTTGCTAAAGGCTTGCTTGCCGCGCTTTCCGTGCAACAGGTTGCGAGTTACGCCGATGCCTGGACTGAACTGAATAACAAAGTCGCTAACTCGGTTCGTACTGGAGAGACGCAGGCCGAAGTTATGCAGCGGATCTTTGATGTTTCACAAGCAACCCAGTCATCCCTGAACGGCACGGCGACTCTTTACGCCCGGCTTGAACGCGGAACCAGAACATACAACACCAGCGCAGAAGATTTAACCCGCCTTACCACCATTATCAACCAGGGATTTGCGGTATCCGGCGCAACTGCTCAGGAAGCTGAGAACGCAATCATTCAGCTATCACAGGGTATCGCTTCCGGCGTTCTGCGCGGCGAAGAGTTTAACTCAGTGTCAGAGCAGGGCAGCCGCCTCATGGTCGCTCTGGCTGATTCGATGGGTGTTTCTATCGGTCAGTTAAGGGCTATGGCCGCTCAAGGGCAACTGACAACAGACGTTGTAGTTAAAGGACTTCTGTCACAAGGGGATGTAATCGGCAAAGAATTTGCCAACACCACCGTCTCAATCGCCAAGGGATTGCAGGTTGCCGGTAACAACGTAACGAAGTTCTTTGGCGAAAACTCGACGGTTAAATCATTCGCAGCAGGGTTCCGAGACTCTGTTATTACAATAAGCGAAAACCTTGAGACGCTCAGCAGTGTGCTATTGGTAGTTGCTGGCATAATGGGAAGTCGGTATGCCGGAGCACTTGCAATGGCAACCTCAGCAAAAATTTCTGACATAGCAGCATCCAGGCAGCAGTTGCTTGCTGAAAAGCAGCAATCTCAGGCAGCACTAATCGCCGCGAACTCAGTGCAGCGAAAAGCGCTAGCTGACAAAGAGGCGGCGCTATCATCTCTGGCACTAGCTCAGGCTGAATATAATGTGGCTAAAGGGAGTGCAGCTGAAATGCTGGCTCTTGATGCTCTTATAGCTGCAAAAACCAGAGCAACTATGGCATCAGCAACGCTCGCCGAAGCTGAATTGGCCCAGGCAGCAGCTTCTACTACCGCTGCCACTGCGGCAAGGGCTGCGTCCGTAGGTATTGGTCTAGCGGGTAAAGCATTGTCATTGATTGGTGGGCCAGCCGGCGCGGCGATGTTAGCCGCTGCGGCCATTTTCTATTTTTGGCAGAAAGCACAACAGGCCAAAGAAGAGGCCTTGAAATTCGCTGATTCTCTGGATCAGGTTAATAAATCAATAGTGGCGATGAATAACTCCCAGCTGAGGGGAACAATCGCTGATGCTAATAAGTCTATTCGCGCGCAGGAAGAAGAAGTAACCAAGCTTGAAGAATCGGTCAAAACCCTAACGGAGAGGTACAGCAACTTCACGCCAGAAGCAGAGGAAGCAGCAAAGCGGATGGGGATGGGTACTAACTATGCAGCTGAGCAAAAAGAGGTATTTGATGAGTTGAATCAAAAAACTCGGGATCTTTCCAATGCCAGAGATAAGCTATCGAAAACTTCAGATACTGCGTCGGAAGCAATCAGGACGCTGAACAACAACATGCTTACGGCGATGGGCGTGCATGAGCAGCTTATCCAGAAAGGCTGGTCACTTGAGCAAGTGCAAGGAGCAGTTGCGAAAGCATTCGGATTGACCGCCGATGAAATAAACCGAGCCAATCAGGCAGGAAAAAGCTTCGACCCCAAAGCGCTGCAGATATCTCCCGCGACCAAGGAGGGCGATAAGGTTATCGCTACTCTGGAAGAGCAGAATGAATTACTTAAAATTCAGGACGAGAGAGAGCGGGCGATAGCCAAAGCCAGGATGCAGGCTGCCAAGGTCACTGACAATCAGAATCAAATCTCTGCAGCTGGCAGGCTGGCTGCTGAAAATTATGATTTAGAGAAGTCAGAAGAAGCCAGAAAAAAATCTCAACAAGAGAGTGAGCAGCAGGGGAAAAAATCAGCGTCGTCTGCTGAATCTGTTGCTCAAAAGCTGGCAAACCTCAAACAGCAGTCCGAACTAGCCGCTGATTCCACCAGCAATCTGAGCCGTGAGCAGGCGATTCTCAATGCTCAGCTTTCCCTCGGTAAAGGTGCTACGCAGGAACAAATAGCGCTGGCTGGGCAGTATGCTGCTAAAAAGTGGGATACGGCCAACGCTATCAAGGCGGAAGCCGCGGCTGAGAAGCTTCTCCCTGAAGCGCGCGAGAATGCAAGCTACAAGCAGGATGTGCAGGATTTAACTACTGCACTGGACGCGAAGAAAATCAGCCAGGAGCAATACAATGAGACTTCAGAGAGACTGGAGGCAACTCACCAGGCCAATCTTGCGAAAATCCGCGCGCAACAGGCTGTTACCCCGCAGCAGCAGGCGGCCGGAGATGTGGATCCGGTGCAGAACCTGGCAAACCAGCATGCCCAACAGTTAGCACTAATCCAGCAATACGAGCAGCAAGGGGTTATCGCTCACACTCAGGCCTTAGCACTGAAAAAAGCCGCTGACACTCAGTATGAGCAGGAGCGTACAAATGCTCAATGGGCATTGTTTACGCAACAGAGTGTAGGTTATCAGGCTCTTGGCGCAGCGGTTGACGCTTTTGGTAATCAGGCTTCCAATGCATTAACCGGCATCATCACTGGCAGCATGTCAGCCTCAGAAGCATTGCAGTCTATCGGCAACACCATTCTAAACGACGTGATTAACACGTTTGTTCAGATGGGTATGCAGCAGGCCAAATCGGCAGTAATGGGGGCGACAGCGCAGAATGCTGCGATCGCAACTACGACGGCTGCGCAGGTTAGCTCACTAGCAACCACCACGGCCGCCAGTACATCGTCTGCGGCGGCCACAACGGCAGCATGGACGCCGGCGGCGCTTGTGGCATCGATAGGTTCATTCGGTGGCGCGGTTGCTATTGGCCTCGGCGCCCTGGTGGCTGCGCTGGCTGTAGGCTCATCGTTGGCCGGAAAACGTAAGAACGGTGGTCCGGTATCAGCGGGCTCAATGTACCAGGTAGGTGAGGGCGGCATGCCTGAAATCTACCGCGCCAGTAATGGCAGTCAGTACATGATCCCGGGCGATAATGGCTCTGTCATCAGCAATAAGGATTTGCAGGGCAGTGGCGGCGGCGCGCTGCAGGTCGTGAACAACGTTTACAACTATGCAAATGGCGTCAATGTCGATACCCGTAGCAGTCAGAACGGCGGGCAACTGGTTATCGACACCTTTATCACCGATATGCAGAACGGCGGCCCGATGTCCTCTCAGATGCAGGACACGTTCGGCCTTCGCCGGCAGGCCAATGGCGATTACTAAAACCAACCCGCTCCGGCGGGTTTTTTAATGCCCGGAGGGAACGTGGCAACAGTTTCATACCCGGAATTTCTACCCCTTCCGCAGCGAGCCAGCCAGAACATGACACAGGATACCGGCTGGCAGACAACGCAGCCGGCAGTCGGCCCTGTCATATTTACCCCGTTCACCACTGACCTCAAAGCTACCTGGACGCTGCAGTGGATATTTACGCTGCAGCAGGCCGAACGGTTTAAGTCATGGCTGCGGTCGCCGACGTACTGTGATCGCGGGCGTAACTGGTTCACGATGCCAATTGACCTTGGCGACACTTACGGACCGCAGTTGCAGACGCTTCACTTCGTCAATATGCCAGTGCAAACCAGTAAGAATGGCGGGGTGGTGACCTGGACCGCCACGGTTATCTGTAATGGTATTGATGACCTGACTGAAGACTTCGATGACTGGATTGTTCAGGCGCCGGAGAACTACGGGTCATGGCTTGATTATCTCGTCACTGATGTGATGCCGAGGACTGACTGATGCCAACATTACGAGAATGGAAAGAGCGGCGGCCGGCGAGTGATATCAAACAGACCATTGAGTTTTATCATCCGGCTTTTGGATATTACCGTGTGGTGAACAAGCTTTTTCAGGAAGCGACGTTTGGTGGCAACCAGTATCAACCAGCTGCGTTTGATATTACCGAGCCGTCACAGACAAGCACCTCCATCATAATGATGGCCATTACGTTCATGCAGGGGGCAGAAGAGGTCAGGAATACGCTCAAAACGTGGCGGGGCGCTGCGAGAATGACGGAGATAACCTGTAAATACCAGCAATGGAATGCGATCGGCGATGTTGAACCGATGAAGACCTGGTCGCTATTTGTAAAGGACGTTGCTGCTGATGGCACTAACGTTACCGTGAACTCTGGCAAAACCAATCCGCTGACGCTGGCCAACCCCATCATTTACACCACCAAAAACTATCCTGGACTGATTACTGTATGACACAGAGCGAGTTTGTCAGGCTTGTGAATGGCAGGCCATGGGTTAATCGTGCCTGCACCTTTGAGCAGATGGATTGCTGGGGGCTGGTGGTGCTGTATTACCGGCATGTAATGGAATGCGAGTTGCACCACATTCCAGGGTATGAATCCGGCGCCGACTTCATCACCTGTTACGAAGAGGAATCACAGCATTGGACGACGATACCAATGGCATCGCCTGGCTGTCTGGCTGTGTTTTATTACGGAAGTAAGCCTGCTCATGTGGGCATTATGGTTACGCCAACCAAATGCCTCCACGCCAGAAGAGATAGCGGTTTTGTCAGAATTGATAATGCATTACTTCTGGAAAAGACTTACAGCAAAGTGGAGTACATGATTCATGGTTAGATATGAGGTTCAACGACTTCCGGGCGCGCCAAAACAGAGAGGGGTTGTTAAACACGGTACCGAGCTCGCAGAATTGCTGAATAAGCTGAATTTGCATAACAACGTCATCGTTAAGCTAAACGGCAGAACATTGGGTGATGATTTTGATATTGGTTACAAAATGCAGGGCGGTGACCTGGTATCGATTTATGATCAGCCTGAAGGCGGCGGTCTGATTAAAACCCTCCTGAACCCGCTTGAACATCTGAACCCCATCCGATTTACAAAGAAGGTGATGGAAGGGCTGAGAGGGAAGCAGGGCTCCCCATCGATATCTACAGGTGAATCTTCGAATAATGACACGACCCAGCAGACGAATCGCGCCAGATTGTATAAGGGAAGACCTAACATATATGGTGCCGTTCGCGCCTACCCTGATCTGATTCAGGAATCACTGTTTGAATATCAAAACAACCGGAAAATGGTCACAGAGTGGATGGAGATCGGTTTCGGCTACTATGACATTTCTTCGGTCAGGTATTCCGAATCATCTTTGACGGCTCTTGCCGGGGCCAGTTATGAGATTATTCAGCCTGGTACCGTTATCGCTGAAATGCCACAGGGGTATTCATTTGATGATGTCGATGGTCAGGAAATACCGGCGTTAAATAAAGTCACGACTGAAATTAAACAACAGGCCACTACCGACAATCTGCTTGAGGGATATTTTTCAGGAGGGCAGTTTTACGCGAGGATACTGAAGCAAAATGCTTTCGACAGTTTCTTCGATTCATCTAAGCCACTTTCAGTCACAGTGACGGTAAATGTTACGTATAACACCGCCAGCGGTGCTGTTACAAAGAATATCAGCATTGATGCATCATTATTTAAATCAACACTCACTGACGATGGGCAACCGATTAACCCGGAGCAATATTATAACTTTTGGTTTGATTCACTAAGCGGTTCGGATCTTGAATCTCTACCAGAAAACACGACGGTAAATAGCTCTCTTTTCACCATCACTGAATATTCCAGCGCAGTGGTAGGCCCTTTCTTTGCTGCTGTCTCATCAGAGCAGTTATGGTTACATTTATACGGTAATCAGGGTGGGCATTATGATGGCCCGGTGCATATCATCTGGTATCAGGTAGATGAATCGAACGACATGATCCCCGGAACGCAAGGGAGCATGGATGTTAACGTCAGGAATAACGGTAAAGACCAGGATTATGTTTACTATACCTATAAGATAACGCCAGCTGCGGGATATGGGCGTTATGCATTTACTGTGCAGCGAACAAACAACGGTGGCTCTTCGTCTGTTGTTTATATCTCAGGCGCGCACGCGGTAAATATCCGACGTAATGTTGTTTACCCGGATGATACGTTAGTACGCGTAACGGTACGTGAAACAGAAACGCCTACGGCAGCAAAAGACAGGAAATATAACTGTCTTGCGCAGCGGAGAGTCATCTCATGGACTCCTGCAGGTGGGGTTGATTATACGCTTCGCCCAAGCCGTTCATTTGCCGATGCTGTTCTTCACGAATGGGTAATGGTTGGCAAGCAGGATGTATCCGGGCTTGATGTGGCTTCTCTTTATGCTATTTATGAGTCCCTGCCAAACCCGCTGTTAGGATATTTTGACTATACATTTTCAGATGAAAAGCTTTCTCTGGGAGAGCGAATTCAAACCATCTGCAATGTAGCCAGGGTTCAGTTTAACTGGATAGGAGACATCATTACTTTCTGGCGCGATGAAAAAGTGCCATATCCTGACGCGGTTTTTTCGCGCTCTAATATGTTCTGGGATGAATATAAACTTTCGTGGAAAATGTCCCTTCCTGGTGGGTACGATGGTGTTACGGTTGATTATGTTGACCCTGTCACTAACAAAAAAACCTATATTTACCTGCAAATTGATTCGGGTGGCATCCGGGAAGTGGAAGACGCGACGGTTAACGCCAGTCAGATTAGCCTGGAAGGTTGCCGTAATCGGACTCAGGCCGTAGACAGGGCATGGCTAGAAGCGCAGCGCATTTTGTATTCGCGTTTGAGCATGACGGTCAAGGTGCTGGAAACTGAGCAGGTGGTTCGTGGCGCCGTCGTCCAGTGTCCTGACATGTACGACAACAAGCAGCAGAATGGTTATCTCACCGGCCGCAATGGCGATATCTTCACGACCTCAGAGCGTATTGATTTTTCATCGGGCGAAATGTGGGTGGTGATGACGGATAGCCAGGGTAACTTCCGGGGCCGCTGGCGAGCATATCCTGTAACGGGAAATGCCAAAGCGTTCCAGGCCGCCGCGGATGCTTTCGATCTGAATATCTACAATGGTGCTGACTGCCAGGTGGCCAGTCGCTATTTTATTGCAACTGACAGTGAATTAAACGCGACTATCTGGAGGGTAGAAACAGCCAAGCCCAATGGCGACTACACCCAGACCCTTACTCTGTCTGAATACTCAGACGCTATTTATCCGTAACGTTCAACAGTAAATTCTAAACTTTCACGCACATCATCAGATTAATTTCTGAGGGGGTCGTGCGTCTATAAAGGGCGACATGCACAATGGCACAATTACCAACCCCGACGCAAAAGCCGGTACCGAGTGATGACATTCGCGACCACGTCTATGCTGGTGGAATGCTGGATAAAGTTGTAACAAGCTCTGAGCTTAAATACACAGATCGGTTAGGTGGTGAGCATTACACGATTGATGGTATCAAAGCTGAGGGTGATAAGGTTATTGAGGATACCAGGCAAAACCTTATTCCCTTAAGCCGCCAGTATATGACTCTGGAAGACGCTCAGGCTGACATTGCCAATATTCCGGAAGGCTCTGCAACCTATGTACGAAGCGGTATCGGTAGCGCTCTGGCGGATGAATACATTAATAATTCAGGGACCCTTGAACCGACTGGCAGAAAGATGCCATCGCAACAAGCCGTTCAAATAAACGATGATTTCAGGGTGGATGTTACTCTGGGCAGCGAATCGCAATGGGTTGATAACAGCAGCAGTTCAGCCAAAACCACGATAATGGCCGATGCTTCAGGACGCGAGGTTATTTACGCAAACCATAGCGCAAAAAAAATAATAGCCTATGGACAGCCACTGGCTGATAACAAAACGGTTTCGGAATTAGGCTCTGAAACATGGGTGATGGATGATAGCAATCCGACAATCATCATTGAGCTGGTGGATAAGTCGGGCCGTATTGTTAAATATTTGGACCTTGCTTCCGGTCTTTATTACGTATTTGGTAAAGCTGTAGGGACCGAACAGTCATCAATTGTGTATCCGACGTTTATCCCTGAATTCATGGATGCCAGGAGCTATGGCCAAAGTCTGAGTATCTACTCGCAGGGAACGCCGGGACTTTCCACCCCTACAGTGAATACATTGCGCTTTGATACCGGAGTATTGACCTACAATAAAAATCCAGCGTCACTGGTTAACCTTGAAGATCCGACGTCCAGCCAGTATATGCAAAGCCAGGTCCACGACTTTCAGACTAAAGTGAGCGATGCCTCCAGTAGCGAGTTTCTGCTTGCCGCGTCCGGGCTGGGTGGCACGCCATTCTCAGGGCTGCAGCCCGGAACGGTGGTCTACACCCAGTTCATCAACACAATCCAGAAGGCAAAAGACCTGGCTGATGCGCGGGGAGTCCAGTATGGGATGTTGTGGTTTAATTTCCAGCATGGCGAAACCGATGCTTCTCAGGGAACCGGGTATTCCTACTATCGGCAGAAATCGAAAGAGATGCAGGAAACCACTAACGCTCATGTTAAATCTATTTCAGGGCTGAATCATGATGTGGTCATGTTCACGTATCAGATGGCGACACATGGCCGTTATGACGGGACAACATATCCCAGCTATGAAATACCGCTGGCTCAACTGGATGAGGCAATCAGTAACCCGCTTATCCAGCTCACGACGCCGATGTATATTTTCGACTATGCCGATGGGCTACACCTCACGAATGACGGCTATCGTCACAGGGATATTTTCTTCTCGAAGGCCCAGAAGTATTACTACGAGAACAAAAAGCCGTGGTTACCGTTATACCCAACAAAAGTCAGCCGTATCGGTAATACCTCTGTGCTGCTTGATCTGCACGTTCCGGTTGGACCGGTTCAGTTCAGCACCGATCGTGTCACTGCTGCGACTGATGGAATGCAGGGGTTCGAACTATGGGCAGAGGACAGCGCAGGTTCACTGTCCCGACTGGCTATCGCATCGGTCACTATCGTAAGCGGCTCACGTATTAAGGTTGTTCCTTCGGTACCGTTTAACGGCGACGATAAAATTTATCTGGCTTATGCATTCACCCCGGAAAACCGCGGTGCCGACAGTGGTGGCGGTATCTATCCAAACTGGCCTGCCGGATATACCGCCGGGTGTCGTGGAAATGTCTGTGATTCTGACGATTACGCATCGGATCTCCGCGATAAAAACGGCAATCCCTATGAACTCCGCAACTATCTAACCATCTTCCGGAAAGAGGCAATTTCATGAGCTATTTATTCACCCGTCTGTCTTTCGATGTACCATTCGATAACCCAACCTATGTTGATGAAAGCTCAGTGCGCCGCCTCATTAATCCGGAATTTAATCCGGAGTCTGGTTTTGTAAACTGGATGTTTGGTGGAAGTGCTGACAGCCTCACTTCACTGTCAGGTGGTCATGTTATGACGCCGTCGGCTGGTGCTTTGCCAACCTATAAAAACGCATCGCTTGTTCTCCCTGCTGTAGCGACGGGCTTTAACGGCCTCAACACTGAATATAATGACTCAAACAGCATGACGCTGACCGCTGTCATTCAGTATACCGGCGCAGCAACGCAGATACTTCTTGGTGTAAATACCGGAACGCAAGGAGAGTGTATCTATATGAGCGGTACAAGTGTGCTGACCCACCTGGTGCGTAATGCGCAAGGGGCATCAGTGACAACTGAAATTCCGGTGCCAGCCGGACTGACTGCAGGAAAGTATATTTTCTTGGCGTTCAGCCGAAACGGGAACAACCTGATTTCAATGGTAGGCGGCGCATCTGCTCAGGTGAACGTAGCGGACTCCGTTAAAACCCCGGCAACAGCGGCAAAAGTTGGGCCCGGAAACACGGCATACAACACCAATGGTTTTTCAAAACAGCTGGAGGTAGTCGAGTGTCTGTATCGGGATGGCCCAACAACGCTAGCAGATCTGCAGACAGCATATGCTAATGCCAAAACTCGCTGCGCACTCCGCGGAATTTCTCTTCTCTAATCTGATGGGAACCGTAGGCATGGAAGCCTACTTCTTGGAAAGAAGTTCCTTAACCCTAGGCCACGTCCATTGGTATTCGGCATGAAGCCACAACCCAATCATAACGCATGCTGATACGAACATAATATCCGGCCATTTAGTGAACCCGGTAGCGATGGATGCCACCGAAACGATGCCAGCCAGTCTGGTCAGCCAATGGCTACGCAGAAAAGAATCAAATCCGTCGCTATTATTATTCATCTGTTTAGGCTTTGTTTAAGTTGTGTGTGAAGTGTGTCAAGTGGGAATGATCTGAATTTTGGTTATTTTATCATTAATCTATCTGATCTGTTCATTGTTGTCATGAAGCAAATGAATATAATAACTTTTCAATAAGCTGTAATTGATAGGTAAAACCTGCATTGATCTTATTCACTCCAAAATCTACTGTATATAAAAACAGTATTAGCCGGGTACAGATCATGCTCAGACATTCAGACATACAGAACGCATTCAGGAATTCACTTTCGCAAAACCCGAAAGGATACTTGTGCCTTCGTACCAGTGACTTCATCAGGGAGCTGAGGGAGAAAGGTATTCATTTCACAGATGATGAAGCCAATAGGTGGATTGAGAGGAATCAATCGTGTTTTGCGGACAAGACGCCAGACCATAGCAACAACCGACTGTGGATTCTGCGCAACATGGGGAGGGTGCTCTGATGGGATTTCCCTCCCCGGCCAACGACTACGCACAACGAGCTCTCACTGTTGACATGATATGTGGTACTGGCCCCAACACCAGAACTGTAGAAACCGCGACCGGCTATGCTGTGATTGATGTATCGCTCAAGCCTAAGCAGAACAGCACGGTAATGATCGCTTATTCCGGAATAACTGATTTTGCAAAGGTGATGGGCAGGACACTAATTACCAGGGATGGGGAAGCGATCGAAGGGGAAGCGCTTAACGATGTCGAGGTTAAGGGGGTTGTGACGTTTATTATCAATCGGGCGACTCAGGATGATGATGGTTGCCCAGTTATGTGA